TATTGTTTTTAAGATTGTATCTATATCTCCCTTTTTTACGCCTTCTTTTGTTGAAAACTTACTAAATAAATAAGACATATTAGTGTCATCCCTTATTTTATATTGCTCTTTATTTTCTTGTGTTATGGTCGGCATAGGATAATATTCATCGCAACAAGTATTAGGTGAATTATAACATCCTGTTCCTTTATTTCTACATGATTTACATAATTGGCTTGACATATCATCCTCCTTTTTGGTATTTATATTCATTAGAGGTGGTTCAAGACATTCTATGATTTTTTCTTTCTTTTTAAATAACATAATATTTATTCCTTTCTTTTAAGATATAAGATTTTTCTTATTTTTTTACATATATTTTATAATTTCTTATAGTATAACATATAGTCTATACATTATCAACAATTTTATTTAATATTTTTTATATTTTATTTCTTGCTTGAGATATAGTCGTGCTGTCGCACAAACACTTGCTAAAGCAAGGTTTGTTTGGTATTAATAATAATTTGCACCACTTCGCCTGTCGGCTCGTTCCTTGCAAATTATTATTAATTTCAGATTTTTTACTTTGTCACCTCTTCCGTTTAGTTATATAATAAGTTATATAGTAACGGACTAGGTGACAAACTTGTAACACTTGAAATTTCAATGGTTTTAAAGGTTGATTTATAATGCGATAGCCCACAAATAAGAAACGATAAAACGGGTGATGTGGTGAAAACATATATAAATATAATGGTTTAAGCCCATTTCCATATAAATCCTTTGTATTTACTTATGCTTTCATTGCAACATCTTTTTATCATAGAATCTGTAAGATTTAATTCAACACAAGCTTCTTTAATTGAATTAAATCTTTTAATAAATTTTTCTTCTAAATCATATTGAATAATTGGTGTTTCTTCATAAAGAACTCTTAACTCTTCTTTTCTTACTTCTGATTGTTCTGTTTTAAAAATTGTTTCATTCTCTGATATAAATTTTTTATATTCATTCCATGTAAATAGTATTGGTAAGGGTATATTTAAAAATTCTGCTATAGTTGTAGCATAATATATTTGATTTTGACTTGGCTCAGCCAATTTTTTCTTTTCGTACAGTTGGCGTGATAAATTTCCTTTAAAAGCAAAAGTATTTGATATTGTATTAAACATTTCGTTTTTATATGAAAAATTTATTTCATCATCTTCAATTGAATCTTCTATATAAGATATAAACTCATATATGGTGTTTCCGAAAGCTATTTCTTTTTCGTTTAATTTATTCATTTTTATTTCCTTTCTAACATTTAATAAATGTATTTATAAATTGTTCCTTTAATGCTTGTTCAATAAGACCTAAATCTTGAGCTGTTAAGAGTTTATTTTGAACATTCTGATTAAGGTTTCTATAATTAAGTTTTCTAACTTCATATTCAAAACTATCTAATTTTGCTAAATTTATTTTCCATGCTGTTGAGTAAGCATTAAATCCTTCTTCTTTAAATTCCTCACAAAGATTATAATTTAATATTTGAAAAAATTCCTTCTTTTGTCTAGGAAAAAGCATATTTACATTTCTAATATCTTTTAAAAAATACTTCTTTTTATCATTTTCATCTACTTCTGCTAATTCATTAAATTGCCTTATTGTTTTGTGTTGAACATTTAATACTCTACCAATATCCTTATCGTCGCAGTCTTTATATTCGCTAATAAATTTACCATCTTGATTTGTTGTATTTTTATATAATCTAAATGATTTATTCTTTTGAATAAGAGACTTCTTTTCCATCGAAGTTAAACTATCATATATTACTCTTTTTAATAATCTATATGACGAAGAAAAAAATATATCACTTTCATCTAATATTTTATTAAATAAATATGTCTCGTTCGGTATATCATTTTGGTTCATCTTCAAAGCAAATGTATCTATAAATAAATATGGGCAATTTTTACCTTTAAAATAATCATTATTTACCATGTATGTGCTTTCTAGTATATCTCTATTTGTCAAAAAAATACTGTCTATATTTTCTTGTTTTTTTATGTAATATAAACTAGATATTAAAAAATTTTCTATATAGGTAGTGAATTTACCATGATGCTCTATTATTTGTAATTCATTATCATTTTGATACACTTTTTTAATAAATATTTTTCTGTTTTCTTGTATCAAATCTACATATTGTTTGATTTGTTTTAGTTGTAATACTTTTGCCTTACCAGTTTTATATTCCAAATTTAAAACTTCACACAATTGTTTATAAGTTATTTCTGCCCCTTCAAATTGTTTTAACTTTTGATATGGATTAATCACTTCTTTTTCCTCCCTTCCACATTCTCACTCTCATACAACCTAACCACATATTCGGCAATCTTAGTCAAATATTCATTTTGCTCCTTGCTTAATCTTCCTCTTAAATCAAAACCTGTCGAGCCGTCAAAATCATATATAATATCAGCGTATTCACTCTCTTTAGCTTGCTCAGGATATTTCTTAATCAAGTCGGCTAAATAATAAGCCTTTTTATCGTACTTTTTATCACTGATTAAATTTTTATCCATCTCATAATAAATTATACTGTGTACTATAATCTGCCGACTTGCATATGAGATTTGGTCTGTAATAGATAGGTTTTTAAATTTCATTATTCCTCCATTTAAAACACTCTCTTATATTATACCACATAATCAAGAGAGTGTCAAGTATTATTTATATTTATTTATGGCATAATATACATGAATAAACACATACCTCTTGATGGAGTGCCTACAGTAGTACCTGTACTCCCTTCAAAAGATGTACCTGCTCCTGCACCATAACCACCTGCGCCGCCGCCGCCGCTTCCACCTGTTGAGCTAAAACTCAAACCGCCCGCATATTTACCTTCACAACCACTACCACCATTTTTATAAGGATAGCAACCACCACTACCACCAGCATATCCTCTTAAATCTGGCAAAAGTGCTAATATGCGATTAGTGAAATCGTTTGATATCAAAGCTGTAGAATATAAACCATCTTTTCCATTCATATCAATTTCACCACCAAGAGACCCACCTAAATTATCTATAGCAAATCCTCCACTTAGACCTTGTGCTTGTTCAGTATAACCAGTCCACCGCACACCTCCACCACCAAAGCCAAAAGCACCGCCATTTCCTCCTCGAGAATTATAATCACTTCCTTCACCATTAACGCCTGTTATAACACCTAAAATATTAGCGTTCAGTCCCTTTGTTATGCCACCTGCTGTAAGCGTTATCGTTTGCCATGAAGGATTGCTGCTTGTTATAACAGTATTCCCTGAACCCACTTGGACAGTAAGTATATCCCCTTGCGTCACTGCGTATTCTCTTCCTGCTATGTATTGCCCTGCTTCATTCCTTAAACCCGCACCACAAGCGTATATCCATATTTTGTTTACGCCTGTTGGTACAGTCCATGTAGTATTTCCATTTTCATAAGTAAAAGCGGCTAAACCTATATTGGAATGTAAGTTTGCGAATCCAACATTAATTTCATCAATTCTACTATTGAAACCGTCCATGTTAAACCCTTCAGTTAGAGTAAATGGAGAGACAAACCCCCCGTTGTTAATAAATTGTCAATGTTGTTGCTCATAATTTTTTCTCCTTTTTAATATTTGTTTTAATATAATAAATCAATTCCAATGAATTAATCTATCTTTGATTTTTTAAAGTGCTTATCCTTCAATTACCTCAAATTTAACCCCTTCACAATCACAACTTGCGCCATAAGGCATACCCATAAATGATGTAAAGATGTAATATTCAGGTGGATAACTATTCTCCATATCAATTGTAAATATGTCATCCTTATTCCATATAAGCGTATTTGTCTCGTTATCGTATTCAGTTGTTAACATTTTAATTTTCATTATTTCTCTCCTTCTAAAAATTCACAATATTTATTCCATAACCCTATTTTATGTACATATTCTCGGTCTTTTAATTTAGTATCATTTTTTATCTTGTTTTGCTCTAAGAATTTTTTATTAACACTTTTAACATATAAACCGTCAATTATAACCTTGTCACCCATATTCCTTGTAGGATAGTTTTTGATTGCGTCTTGATATTTTTCTAAATCAGATTTAGGAATAATATATGATTCTTTTGGCAGGTTTTTGGTCGAAAAGGGTGATATTTTAGCCCCACTTGTTCTTGCTCCCACCACCTCAGCTATATAATCTATCATATCTGCTTTAAAATCAAAACATACTTCAAAATCAAGCACTTCTACAGATTCTAATACACTTGACAAAGATTCAGTTAATTTATCATAATATTTTTTAGTGTTGCTATTTTCTATTGGTAGTGTATTACTAATTTTATCTATATATATTTGTTTTAAAATGTTAACCCCTTTTGTTTTGTTGGGAATGTAACAAGAGAGACTGCTTGTTTTAGATATGTGACGGATTTTTATATTGTTTTTGCAATCTATATACATACCGTCAAAATCTTTATCATAATCACCATTAGTATCTTTAACAAAATTCTGTGTGGATAGGTCATAATCGGTTTTAACACGATATTTACCTATATATCTTCTTAAATACTCTGCCATACTCTCTCCTTTTCTACTTTCCTTTTGTATCAATCAATTCCATTGGTCTAAACCATCTCACAAAACCTACAGTATCTGTTTTATCAATTATATGTCTACATTTAACACAGCTAAATTTATGCGGATTTCCATATTGACCCTTTTTATATATTTCAATAACTTTAACCCATCCATAATAATTACAATATTCTCCCCATGTATCTTTAAGTCTATAATATTCATTTAGTTTTATATCTTGTATACGCATGGCATCCTCCTTTTTATAATCTTGACACCATTATATCATAATAATACAATGATGTCAAGAGGTTTATTTAATTGGTAAAAATCCATACTCTTCAGCTTTTTCATACCAATATCTCAATATGTCATTTAAAATATTTTTCATAATCTTTCTCCTTTACTCCACATCTACACTTATAGGCTTTTCAACCACTCTTAAACAATCAAGAATTTCACCAGTTGATTTAACCATAATATCATAGCCGATTTCACTAGGTACGATTTCTAAATCTTTCTTTAAATCACCCCATAATACAGATTCCTCTGTTTTGATAAATTCTTTTGCATTATCTTTAGCCCATGCAATAAGTTTCTCATCTTTTTTGAGTTCTTTAGTGCCACATGTTGATTCAAAATCAAGCTTTTCGAGTGTTCTCTTTATGACCCCTGAAGGTAACACCAATTTCTTACTTGTTTTTGTAGTTTTAGCAGGTACTCCATCCATATCAAGATACTCATTTAGCTTAAATAACAAATATGAGTTTCTTGATTCAGATTTTCTCTGTTCTTCCTTAATCTGTTCCTTTAAAATCTCAATCTTAGAATTAGCCACATCTACAAACATTTGACAACGAGCTTTTTCTTCTTTGATTTTTTCAATTGCCCAATCACATAATTGTGGGGTATTTAGTTTAAATTCTTTTCTTTCATCTTCTGCTATAGACTCCTCAAACTCCTCAATATCCATGTTTAATAAATCCTTCTGTTCCATTTTTATTCCTCCTCTTTTTTCTTATCTTTATAATTCAACACATTCCATAAATCCTTAATTGTAGTAAATGGCACATATCTGCCATTGATTTGTATCTTATTTTCTCCGCATTTACCACATTCACAATCATATAGCCAATAACTAATAGTATCATTATTATCATTAGTTAAATATTCTAATAAATCTAATAAGCAATTCTCTGTTTTCATGCCATTATTTTCATATAAATCAAGACCCACATCATATAATTTTCCCATATATTCGTCTTGGTCGATAATGGATTGTATACATTTTTCAAATATTTCATAAGTTAATTGTTTCATTCTTACATCTCCTTAAAATAATCTTCAACTTTAACATCACTTAAACAATCGTGACATTTTTTCTTACTTAGACAACATACATAAATAAAATCGTCATTATCATCTTTATCACATCTGCTATTAGCACATTCTAAACATTTTTTATTTTGAATCATCAACTTCTAACACCACCTTTTCCACAAAAGTTTGAGCGGATAACTTTAATTCATTTTTTGAACCAATATTACAAATAATATAATCATATACATAATCATATACCTCGTCATCCGCATGATTAGTAGTAATGTGTGATACATTAGGATTTGTTACAAGTATTGTGGTAGCATTAAAATTATCTTTAAATCTTTGTATTTCTTTAGGTTCTCGGCAATGAATAAAAATACAAGTGTTGGTAAAAGAGTTTATAATATTGAAACACTCATTAAAAGGGATATCATTCCATTCTGTAAGAATATCTTTTAAATTAGATAAAAACTTTCTGTCTTTTTCTAGTTTGTCTCCATTCCATCCGCATATTGTTGCAATTTTTTTTACAAAATCTACTGTTGAGATATTAATACTTCGTTGTGGAATAAATCCTTGACAAAATTGTACAAATGTATCTTTCCCTACCGTAGCTCCGCCATTTACTATAACTACTTTATTATTATTTATCGTTGTATTCATTTGTTTTGTACCTCCATATATATCCATACGCTGTATAATTATTTTTTACTCCTTTATTTTTGTTACATATTAAATTAATGGTTTTATATCTTTTAGGGTTGTTTTTAAAATAAAGAGCTATATCCATAGAGCTTTGCCATTCTTTAATAAAATTACCATTTTTATCAAATTGAATAACTTTTTTTCTGTTTTTTATAGGTAATCCATTTTCTTGATTTCTTATTTGTATATTTCGATAACTATGAATTATTTGTACTGTGTCATTACTATATATTTTATTATCTTTATTTAGTTGTAATTCATCTTTGTCAATATCCCATTCACTAGGACTGTTGATTAAATCTTCGTAATGCGATTTATTGATTATATCATTATAAAAATTTGGGTAATATAACCATTTATCACATATTTTAACGCCTTTACCACCATAACTTTTATAATTTTTACAATTTTCATTATAGCATCTATCTATTATATCAGTCCATCTTGTATATATAATATTTTTTGAATATTGATGTTCAAAATATTTTTCTCCTACTACACCTATATTTTGTATCGAAGGATAAAAAGGGTCTTTTATATTTCCTTTTTCTAACTCTTTGCTTTCTATTATAGTTTTATATCCGGTTTTTAAAAATTTTATAAGTCTTTTACTGTTCCCTTTGTAATACTTAATAATTATATATTCTAATCCAATACTATTTTTGTATATTTCTCCTACTAAATATTTCTTCATAGTTTTTTTCGGTGATAACAAAAGACTATCATCATAAAACTTTTCCATATCTATTAGTGGCAATATATTATTAAAATAATAATATAATTGTTTATCTATATTCTTGTAACATTTATTCATCCTTTAATCCTCATAATCTTCTTCAATATCGTCACTACCACAATAAGGGCAAAACCATTCGGTTGTTTCCATATTTACCATGATTCCCCAATATTCAACCTTGTCATAACTTATTCTAATTTTAATTTTATCTTCGTTAAAAAATGAATTACAGTTTAAACACTTATACTTCATAACCTCTCCTTTCTCAATCATTTACTTAATTATACCACATATCAACACCTAATGCAAGCATTATTTTAAATTATTTTAATATTTTTTCTTATAGCCTCACTTGCTAAGTAATCATCATTAACCACATCTTTATCTAAAACCACCTTCAGGTTCAATATCACAACTGTAAGTGCCTTGTGGTAAATAGTCTAAAAATACACCATTTCCTCCACTTGGTTCAATCCACTCTGTAATATTTTCCTCTCCTATAACTTCTTTTGTTTTTTCTACACAGTATTTAGCGAGGCCACTTGGTGTGTAGTATTTGTCATTTTTAATCTTTGCCATTTTTCTCTCCTTTCAAAATGTAATTTATTCAATTTTACCACGAATTTCAATGGTTGTCAAGGATAAATTCATGTTTTTGTCGGTTAAAATATTTATGTTATGTAGTATATGAAATATATATATGCGATAGCATATATATATTGAAATATACGGAATAATATAAATATTTCTATAATACTATAAATAATTTTTTCTTATTAATCTTATATATTTATATATAAGATATTATATACTTATTTATATATTTTGTAAAGTAAAAATTTAAATAAAAAAATATTTATATTTTTTAAAAAAAAACACTTGCATTTATTTCCATTTTGGTATATAATATATAAAAGAGATACAAACCGAGAAAGGAGCGGCAATAAAATTATGAATAAGTGGACGGAAATGAGTTATTCACAATATCCACAAATGACACAACATGAAAGATTAATTTGGGAATTTGAAATGGATATTGATGTTGATGACCTTGATATAGAGATATATTTGAATGATGATAATAACGAGGAGGAATAGATGGCATTAACAAAGCAAATACATTTATACGCATTAGATACAGCTTGTTTTTACAACGATATAGAAATAGCATTACATAAAAAATTATCTAAATGCTACTCAATTCGTTCAAGAATTAAAAAAAACAACAAGAAATGTTTAAAAACTAAAAAAACTAAAAGTAAGCATTATGACTCTCAACTCAAGAGAATTAATAAAATTATTATGTATTTTAAAGAAAAATTATATAACGAATTTATTGAGACAAGAAAAACCACTCCTATACGAAATCTTAGAGAAGAATCTATAATTGATAGAAATGTTATATCAATATTTGAATCGGCTTTAACCCGTGCTTTGGAAATAAAAACCAATGAATTGACTCAAGACCTTATGGTTGTTAAAGTATTTTATTTTCAAGTGGCTGAGGATTTAATAAAGCATGGGTTTATGTACAAAGATGAAAAATATGTTTTATTTAGTGCGAGTGCAGGTCAAATAAGAACAAAGAAGTTTGTAGTAATTAAAGAATCAACACTAAAAAAATACGAAAACACCTTGACTTGTGGTTTGTCTTGGGATATAATCAACTCAAAAGGTGGTGTTAATGCTAATAAATATTTAGCTTATTATAGTTTGAATAATAGTGCTACTGATATTTGGCAAGGATTTGATATTGATAAATCTATTGTTGTAGAAGATTTTGAAACATTAGTACATGGCACGGTGGACTTTATTAGTGATGCTACATATGAAATTGAAAGAAAAACAACGGATATATCAATACCACACACAGACGGAGCAGGTATTATGCTTGATGGCGATAATGAAATGGCAAGACTTCCTTGGGTTAAAGGATTGATGGGAGTATTTGCTTATGACGAGCTAATATTGGAATGGAGAGAGATATACAAAAATTCTAAAATTGGTGTAATTAAAGACATTTATGGTGTTGAACACGATGTTATTGCTGAAGATATTAGATACATATTTACAAAATCCCAATTCAAGATGTGGAAATATTATGAATCATGGGAACAGTATAAAGACAATTTTAAGAAATATAAATGTCAAGCTTGTATATGTAATGTGGAAGAAGAATATATACCTGATGCACAAATAAATTATCAAATGTTGCAGAGTTTATCAGATATTAAATATTCCGAAATGGAAAGATTAGCTAAAAGAACTGTTGAAGATATTAGCAATATTGGCAATGATTATCGAACTATGATGAAAATATTGGGGGTCACAGAATATAATACTAATAAAAACTATATGCAACAAGCACTAGAAATATATCCCGAATTAATGCGTGATAAGTACAATAGGCAAATTTTAAAAGATTGCAGAGATAGTATTATTAAAGAGGGTAAAGCAGGAAAATTATCAATCAAAGGCAAATATACTTTTGTGCTACCTGACCTATACGCATTTTGTGAATGGTTGTTTTTAGGTATTGAGAACCCTAATGGGTTATTGAATGATGGTGAAGTGAGTTGTTCTATTTACAAAAATGGTATTGACTTAGATTGTTTAAGGTCTCCACATTTATATCGTGAACACGCTGTTAGAACTAATGTAATTAATGATAATACTAAAAAATGGTTTAAAGGGAAAGCTATTTATACAAGCACTAGAGATTTAATAAGTAAATATCTTATGTTTGATGTAGATGGCGATAAGTTATTAGTAGTAGCAGATAAGTTATTGTGTCGCATTGCTAAAAGAAATATGAAAGATATTGTGCCTTTGTACTACGATATGAAAAAAGCACCTAGTCAAAATATTAATAGTGATATTTTATTTAATGGTTTAATGTCAGCTTATAAAGGTGGTAATATTGGACTTTATAGCAATAATATATCTAAGATATGGAATTGTGATAAAGTAGGTCAAGAACAAATTGATGTAATAAAATTGCTATGTATGGAGAATAATTTTGTCATAGATATGGCTAAGACATTATATATGCCTACTCGACCAAAAGACAAAGATGAATTGATTAAAAAATATACCAAATTACAACTTCCACATTTTTTTATATATACTAAAGATAAAGATGAAGACCAAGTTAATGAGATTAATAATAGTCCTATGAATATGTTGGATAGAATGATAGGAGATAAAAAATTATTAGTAAACAAAAGTATTGGAAAACTTGATTTTAAAGTATTAATGTCTAATATGGATTATATTCCTACTAAAGATACAGAAATTGTTATAAGGGCATATGACTATTGGAATAATGTAAAAACATATTATTTTAATGTTAATGATGACAAACATAGAGGTACGGAAGATTTATATGTTTATCAAAAAATAAGAGAGTATTTATTAAAATTACCTTATGATAATAATTTTATAGTAGATAGTATAATCTACACTTTATTTAATAATAGAAAATCGTCTTATAAAAAAACATTTTGGGGGTGTTTTGGAAGTGAAATTGTAGATAACCTAAAAACCAACACTCAATCCCTCGGTAAAATATGTCCTATTTGTGGGAAGAGACATCAACCTAAACAAGATAATTATGAATATTGTGGGGAAGAATGTTATAATGTTGCCGAAAAAGAAAGAAAAAGAATAGTGGCTCAAAACATAAGAGATAATAAAAAGTAGCTTAGTGCTAAATCTTTATGAACCTTGAAATTTCAATGATTATGGGGTTTTGGATATCTAAAAACGATAGACTATTAAGGAAACAACTATATTTATGCAATCAAAAGAGAAGTTTTCTATAATGCCTTTTGCCCATAGGCTTAATATATGGGCAAATTATTTTAATATTAATAGGGTCGTGACCTTAATCCACGAGATTAAAAGGAGAATAAAAAATGGAAAGAGTAGACAAGAAGTTACTAATTGATGGAGTATCAGTAAAGCTAGAGGTAGTAGAGATTGATTTAACCAAGAAGGAAATCAGGGCAGTTATAGATGCTTATGAGGAAACGGTTGTAGATTTCATAATGAAAGGTAATGAAGTACCTATTCACAATTTAGGAACATTTAAGTTCAAGGAAGTAGATGCAAAGCCCGAAAGACCTAATACGCTACCTATAGGTGGAGATATACTCGAAGCAACACCTGAATATTCAAGACTTATGTTTAAGGTAAATTCGGCTTTAAGAAAAGCAGTTAGAGAAAAAACAGAAGGTAATGTATTTAAGTAGGTGAAGATATGGGTAAGAAACTAACAGCAACAGAAACCTATAGAAGTCTTGCCCGAATAAACAACAAATATTCTGTTGAGAGTTTTAAAGAGATGTATGAAACCCTCAATGAGTTTATTGTTGATGAATTGCTTAGATTTGGCTATGTTGATTTGCCAAATCTAGGCAGAATTAAATTGATATTAATAGATGGGCATATGGGTCATGTACCTAGTAGCAACCCTGAAATCGAAGGTAAGACAAAAATGATATACATAGAGCCTTATTATACATTTAAGTTTACAAGTACAGAAATTTTTAAACAAAATATTAATAATGGCAGACCGCCTCGTGCTGAATTAAAACGAGAAAGAGAAAGATATAGAGCCGAATCACAAAAAGAAAAAAATGAACAAAGAATTAAAGAATTGCTTAAAAATGAGCCTGAAAGGTTAGAAAAAGCACGAGAAAAAGCAGAGGAAAGACGAAAAAAGAGAAAAGAATTATATAGAATGTCTAAAAAGAAGCGTGCAGAGTTGGAATATCAAGAAAAACTTGAGCGTGGAGAGATTGAAGAGAACCCATATGACTATGGGAATTTAGAGGAGTAAAGGAATATGAAAGACATATATGAAATAACCAAAAAGATTAAAGTAATTGGCACTTTAAACGAAAATAATGATGGAGAAAAATTTATTAGAGTTGAGATTAAGGATTGCGAACCCAAGATTGTTGATTTTGAAGAACTGATTAATAGTTTAATGGGACAGCAGATTAAGATTGAAAATAGTTCAGAAATAGAATAAATAAATAAGAGAGTATGTGTTTATGTACTCTCTTTTACATAATGATTAAAAGGAGAATTAAAATATGAAATATAAGAGTTACGACGACGAACTCCAATTACTTATTGATAAAGTAGAGGGAACGAATGATAAGGATTGGGTTGAATTAGTTAATGATTTAGAAGCTAATTGTCATCCTGATTCTTTAAGAAAATCTTTTAATGTGGGCAGGTATTCGGGCTATAGAGTCGCTAAATATTATCAAGAAAAACTTGAAAATGAATATTTGGCTGATGATGAGTTAGATAGAATACAGTCACAAAGAGACGAATTATATAAAGAGCGTGTAAAACTGCAAGATGCTCGTAGAGAATATAATAAAAATCTTAGAACAGAAGCAAGATACGAAAATCTCGTTGATGTTCTTAAAGAAAGAATGGAAGATTTGGCAGATTTACCATTGGAAAATTTTGGTGAATTTGTAAATTATAATGAGGAAAAATGTGCCATTTTGCAACTAGGGGATTGGCATACGGGAGCATTGGTCGATACTCAATGGAATGTATATTCTATTAATATTATGAAAGAAAGAGTTGTACAACTTTCTAATAAAGTTAAACGATATGCTCAGAATTATAAAATTACAGACTTAATGATTGAGATAAATGGAGATATGATAGAAGGGTTAATTAATTGCTCAAATCGTATACAAGCTGAAGAAGATGTAGTACAACAAATTATAATTGTATCAGAAGTATTAGCTGAAATGATTAATAACTTAAAGCCTTATTTTAATAGCATTTCTATCACAACTACATTAGGAAATCATGGTCGGCTTGTTCCCGATAAAAAAGCAAGCATTGGTAAAGAAAACATGGAAATGCTTATACCTGAATTTTTAAGACTAAGATTAAGTAAAGATGTTAAAATATTAACATCACAAGGACTTGACTTTATGAAGTATGAATTTGACGGCAAGATTATATGTTTAGCACATGGGCAAAATGATAAGATAAATACTGTAATAGAGGATTTTGTAAAAGTATATAAGTTAGCACCTTCAGAAATTCATTTAGCTCATACCCATGCTTATAAAGATATTAATAAGTCTAATATTATGGTAACAGTATGTGGGAGTTTGAAGGGTTCAGATGAATATGCTTTAGGTATGAGAGAAGTAACTAAGTCTAGCCAAAATTTGATTATTTATGGTGAAGATAGAGGTATATTTGAACTAATATTAGATTAAAAGGACATTAAAGGAAGGAGGGATTTCTTATGGCACAAAAAACATTAAAACCTCAATACTATTGTGTTGGTTGTGGTAGACATAGAGATAAAAAAGAATTTAATCTCAACTATAATAAATATTTACAAGAATATAATGACAACAGAATGCTTTATTGTATATCATGTTGCAAAACTATATCACAAAAAATTATGGCAGATTATGAGAATTTTGAAATGGGTATGAGAAATGTTGCAACATTCTTTTGTATGCCTATTGTAGAAGAAGCTATAATCAAGTTAAAAGACTTGTATGAAGCTAGAAATAAAGATGTGGATTGGAACTGGGTTACACAGTATGGGGCTTGTTTAAAAGATTTAGAAGTAGACAAGGAAAAGTGGGATAATCTTACAGGAAACTCTCTTTGTTTTGACCCTACATTTAGACAATTAGATAGGGATAATTTTGAATCTCTAAGAGAATTAGTAAAAACTTGGGGAGATAGAACTTTATTTGAATATGAATTTCTTGAAAGTAGATGGCAAAAATATACTGATGGATTGAAATTGACAACTGCTCAAGCTTCTTTGTATAGACAAATTTGTGTTCAAGAATTAGATATTAGAAATAAAGAAAAAGCTAAAGAACCAGTTAAAGAATCTCAAGGTGAAGTAATGAAACTTATGAATAAATTAGGTATTGATAAATTTGTATCTAATGATAAATCTTTACTTGAAAGAGGATATGAACATCAAGTAGAATATATAGAAAGAGAAGAACCTGCTTTTCATTATAAAGATATGGAAATGTTTAAGGATTATAGAGGTATTGGTGAATATTTTGAAAATCATATAACAAGACCATTTAAAAATTTATTATTAAATTCAAAAGACTATAAGATATTAGATGAGTTTTTAAATACTAAAAAGAAAAGAACCAAAGAATGACAAGATTGGATAGAGTTAATAATATTTTAAATAGTCGAAGAGAATTTGAAAATAGACAGGAAAAAGAAGTTTCTTATGAAGAGCAGAGAAATAGAATAAAGAGCTGGTGTACTCTCTATAGAAGAAATTGGGATATTTATGCCGAAGAAGAATTGGGTATTAATCTAAAATGGTTTCAAAAAGTTATAATATATTTAATAGGAATATCTGATGTATTTTTCTTCTTTTGTAGTAGAGGAAATTCAAAATCATTTCTATCTGCTCTTGCTTGCGTAGTTCAATGCATGAACTATCCAGATAGCGAAGTGGTATTAACAGCTACTACAATAAAAACAGCCAAGAAATTTGTAGAAAAAAAAATAGAAGGAGAATTATGTGGAAAGTTTTCTCCTAAATTAAAATATTTAAAAGAAAAGGGTTTAATAAAATTTAGATATGACCAAGAAGAAGTAAGGGTTAGTTTTACTTTTAATCGTTCTTGGATTATAATACTTCCTGAAACTGCATCGTCTTTAGGTGAGCGTATAACTACTTTAGTATGTGAAGAAGCAAGACAAAGCAAATTGAGCGTAATAGATAGAGTGTTTGTTCCAATGAAGCACACAAGAGTTCCACAATATAGAAACAATCCTTTATATGAAGGTGATTCAAGATTGGTAGAAAAAGCTAAAACAATATATTTAACATCTGTATCATTTAAACATGAACCGATTTGGAAAAGATGGGTTTCTATAGTTGAAAACACATTTAATGAAACAGACGATGATGATGGTGTATACAATATTTTTATAGGTGATGTATATACAGCATTATATCATGAATTTATATCAAGAGCCGACTATATGACGGCTAAAAAGACATCATCTGATGTTGAATTTAGAATGGAATACCTAAACGAATCACCAGCCGAAGGGGATGGAGATTTTTATACTTACAAAATGTTTAAAGAAAACTCCATAATTCCTAAAGCGTTTATTCCTCCAACTTATGATGAGTGGCTATACAAATATCAACGAGGGAATTTGCCTTATTTTAGAGAGAAGGTAGATGAAGAAGTTAGATGTATATATGTCGATTTTGCATTCAATGATAGTGTAAAAGCCGAAAATGACTTAACTGTAATAGGTTGTATGAGCGGTTATCCCGATGAAGATTATGAAAAAATGTTTAGAAATTTAGAATATATGGAATCTTTTGAAGGTGGAGATAAATATGCTAGTTTACTTAGAATAAGAGAGTTATTTTTGTTTTATGGAGCAGATTACTTGTTGGTGGACACTAGAAATGGTGGAGCAGACCGTATGCAAGACCTTACAATTCCATATGAAAATACTGAATTAGGTATTACCATGAGAGGTTTTGGTTACTTATATGAAGAAGATATAACTAATCATTTTTATTCTAAAGAAAAACTAGAGAAAATGAGAGAACGAGTAATAGATTCCGACCCTATGAATGTAGCGATACCAGTAATGGGTGATAAAGTAAGAAATGATTCATTTCATAGACAAATGAGAGATTCTTTATTGGGTTGTAAAATAAGACTTATTAAAGATAGTATGGCTGTTAAGCGTGAATTAGAAGAAGAAGATATTGAATTATCATTAACATCAGAAGAAGAATTTAGATATTTATATCCTCATGTTCAAGTAGACTACATGGTTCAAGAAGCTATTAAATTAGAGAAAAAATTGGTAGATGGTGGATATACCAAGCTATATACAGTTGGGGGAAACACCAAAGATAAAATTGTGGCTACCGAGTATGCTAATTATTTATTTTATTTACTTGAAATGAAGATGGAAAAAAGAAAACAGAAATCAAATGTAGATTTTAGTGATTATCAACTTTTATTTTAAAAAATAACTTGACATAGAGATAAATCTATGTTATAATAAAAAAGAATTAAAGGAGAATTATTATGAATAATAACTGTTGCGACTGTGCAGGAGAGCCAAGAATCCAAATGGATTTTACTATTGTAGACCAATATGGTAATATGAGTCATATTTGTAAAGACCAAGAATTATTTGAAGAATTTGAAGGTGATGGACTTCAAGAATATTGTGAAGCATTTAGATTATTGTTAATCCAAGTAGGATATACCTTCTTAGAAGGAAAGAAAATTGAATTTGTTGAAAATAATGATTGACATTGTAGGTTATTTGTGGTATAATAAGGTATACAAACAAGGAGGTGCAATTATGAATCAAGAATTTGAACATTAACAAAAAGGTATTGACAACCGCATCAATGTATGATATAATATAGAAAAGAAACACAAACCCCTATTAATAAAAAGGGATTAAACCGAAGTTTCTCTCATTAATAAAGAGTTTTTTAGTAGGTTATAAAAAAGTATTGACACATTGCATAAAGTGTGGTATAATACATACATAAGTTAAAGAACAAAGATATAGCGGATTAGTGTAATAGTAGCACATAAGGTTCATGTCCTTATAGTTTGGTGCAACTCCAAGTCCGCAACCAATATGGAAATGTAACTCAGTTGAATAGAGTAATCGGCTTTTAACCGATGAGTCGTGAGTTTGAATCTCGCCATTTCCACCACGAGGAACATTTTTTAGCAGTTTATTAACACTCGATAATGACACAATAAAACTGTAGTGTTTATCCATTTGAACTTTAACAGAATGGAGTGGCTGATAGGAATAGACTATTTAATAGATGTTACGAAGCATTTAAAAAATCGTATTGATAAAGCGTAAGGCTATCATAAAAACCTCTATAAGAGTCTATCGTCTTATAGTAAACCATATGCCCTAGTTTGATAGGATTGGGGGAAGAATTATATTTCAATATATGGTAACAGTTATAGGTAACTGCTTATAATATCGGCAAGTATGCCTAGTAGCGAGGGCAACGGACTGTAAATCCGCCACATAAAAACATCGTAAGTGCGAGTCTTACCTTGCCGACCAATATGGAAGATTAACCCTAATGGTAAGGGAGCGGTTTGCTAAACCGTCAGTAAACGAAAGTTGTATGAGTTCAAATCCCATATCTTCCTCCATATGGAATGTACCCGAATGGTTAGGAAATAGTCTTGAAAACTAGGATGGTGTAACAGCCTACAGAGTTCGATTCTCTGACATTCCTCCAATAATGCTCCAATAGTCCAATTGGCAGAGACAACGGACTTAAAATCCGTATAGTGGTGGTTCGAGTCCACTTTGGAGTACCATATGGTAGATGTAGTCTAAAAGTAAGGCACACGACTGTGAATCGTGGTAACTGAGGGCGGTACTCAGCTTCTACCCCAAATATGCTCGGTTAGTCAAGTGATTAAGACATACGACTTTCTATCGTACATTCATGGGTTTGAATCCCATACCGAGTACCAAATATCTAGGTGTAGCTCAATCAGTAGAGCATTCCGCTTGGGACGGAAAGGCAGTGGGTGCAAAACCTACCACTTAGACCAATAACCCTAAAGTACACAGGGATGGTGAGAATGGGATAGTTCTCCTGCAAGATACCATAAAGGTGAATCACCTCTCATAAAATGAAGTGAAAAATTTTATCAAAAAGTCTTGCATTAATTTAACAAACACCCACTTGGTTATGTTTGCGATAATTTAGTTCAGTTCATTACTTTTACGAAATTATTTGTAAAAAACTTATCGGTTGCAAACGAGTTTCTTAGGAAAGTGGGTTTATATAAGCCTTTGGTCTAATGGTACGACATCAGAATTTGACTCTGACAATGATTGTTCGATTCAATCAAGGCTTGCCACAATTTTCTAATCATTTTAAACCTCCAAAATTTAAAAATGAGATAAAAAACATCTAGTAATAGGTGTTTTTTATTTTGTCTTATTTGGAAAAATTTAACAAAATTTACAGAATATATAAAAAATAGAAAGGAGGACTTTATGGAAAAAGATAATATTTTGATGTCTGAACAAGAAGTGTTTGATATATTAAAATTTGCACAATATAGCACTGATGGATTTTCACAGAGGATGGGATTGGGAGTTTATACACCTGATTTAGTTAATCAAACATTAAAACAGCTAAATGTAAATCCACTTGAACCAACAGAGAAAAAAATAAGTAGTGCATTAGGAGACCCTAATAATAATGAAGAAGAACTAGTTGGATATTCAGAATGGTATAATATAAATAATATGTTATATAAGCGCACTAATGGATATTTGGGGAATATGCTCTCCTTTGATTTACAAATAAAGTGTGATAATGCTCATGGCGCAGATTATAATTCAAAAGAATATAAAGAAGATAAAGAACGAGTATATAAGTGGCTAAGAAAGTTTAACTATAAGAGAGAGTTTAGAAATATCGTCAATAATATGCTTAGGCAAGAAACAGTGTTTACATCACTAAGGGAAGAGGGTAGAAGTTATGCTTTACAACAACTTCCTAGCGATTATTGTAAAATGACAAGATATATACCTGAAACAAAATCTTTTGACTTTAATTGTTATTATTTTTTAACACCAGGGGTTGATATTGACCAATATGCACCGATATTCAAAAAATATTATTTAGATGTTATGAAAGGTCAAGGAATAAACGATTATTTTCCTAGTAGTCCTATGACTATAAGTAATGGTTCATTTGTATTATGGCATCAAACTACTCCAAGAGAAGGTTTTTGGACATGGAAATTTGCGCCTGAAATATTTACTAAAATTCCTTATTTAGCACCTATGATGCAGGATAGTCAAAGAACTAATTTATTAAGAAAGCTTCAGACCAATAAAGATTTAGCAAGTGCTAGGGCATTAGTATTAGGGGAAATAGGATTTTTAGATAAGACTAAAAGTGGACAAGTACCCGACCAATTAAATCTATCACCTGAATCACTATCTTTCTTTATGCAATTGCTAAAAAGTGGTTTGGAACAGGTATGGAATGTTGGCGGTGTTCCTTTAACAAATACAAAGAAACATCAATTTGAAGATACTAATAAAGATATGTATAGCACTCATTTAAAGGAGTTAGCGGGACAATCAGTATCTATGAGTAGGATTTTGTATAATACCGACAAAATGAGTGAAACTGAAGCGATTATCGCCTTAAATACAGATGCTAATTTAATGAAAAGTTTATACATACAGTTTGAGGACTTCCTTAAATACTATGTAAATAGAAAAACTAAAAAGTATAAATTTAGTTTTATATTTGAAGGTATAGAATACCCAAGAGATAGAGAGGACAGATTAGGTCGTGCTTTAGAAGTAGCTGATAGAGGTATTGTGCTTCCTTCAATGATTTCAAGTGCTTTAGGAATATCTCCTATGGACTTTGACTCAATGATGGATGAGGCTAAACATAGTGGTTTTAGTGAGCAATTGACACAATTATTGTCTATCCATACTGCAACAGGTGGAGAAGATGGTAAAAGGGGTAGACCTTTGAAAAAGCGTGTATCTACTGAGAGCCGAGATTATGATTAAAGGAGGATATTATGACAAATCAAGAAAAATTTAATGAGAGTTATAGTGATTTAGTTGATATTCTCTATAATTTAACTGGTGCTTTGAGTGAGTTGGATAACACGAATGATATCAACGAAGAAGATTTAAAACTATTGGGGGAAATAACGACCAATTTGAAGCGTATGGGGGATAGTGTTGTTCTTGAAAAAGGAATGATAATACCTGAAGAATAGTGAGTAAATATTACAAAAATTACAAGAAAGGAGTTGGTATAGATGCTAATTTCAAAAAATACAAGCGATGCTTTGACTGAAATATATGGGGCATTTTTCGATTTAAATGCAACCTTAGATGTTGTGAGTTCTATTATGTTGAACAAATGGTCAATGCCACAAGCATCGGATATCTGTCATCATAGGATAAGTCACTTAATGCCTTTATTAGCAGATAAAATTTCAGAAATACAAGATAATTATAATATAGTAACATATAGACCAGAAGTTCATAGAGATTTTAGAGACTATGATAATTTAAAAGATATGTTTGAAAGTGTATTAAAAGAATTTTCTGATGTTTATGAAATGATAAGAATGTGCAATAAAATTGCAAGTGATAATGGCGATTTTAATGTGCATGGTGATTTGATAGATTTTATTAGGAAATTTAATGTTGTGATGGGTCAAATTATAACACTTAGGGATAAGAGTGTACAACTTCCAAATGATTATACTACATTTGATAAACAAATCTCATCGTGGAATATTGTTGGAATACCAGAAATACTTCCAATTTTGGACGGTGGTAACGATGTTGATTAGACAAAAACCAAGCAATCCACAATTATATTATATAGTATTATCAGAAGAAAGTCAAGAACTTCATAAAAATAATTTTTACCCTAAATACTTTTATGAGGGCAAATATTATTATGAAAAAACACGAGAACTAATAAAATATATGGAAGGTGGTGATATATTTTGGCAGAAGAATTAAAGAAATTTTCCGTTGATAACATTCAAATGTTCCAAAATGACGATGATGTAGATTTCGCTCTAGCAGAAGTATGGAGTTTGGCTGATGGTAATAATTCACATAAAAATCCTATAAGTTTAGAAGTATTAAAAAGAGATGCCCACACTATGCTTGGTAAATTTTTAGTGGCAAAATATTCAAATTGGTCTAATGATGCCACTTCTCATGCGGAGGACGAGCAAATCGTTGGGTATTTCCCTAAAGATAGTAAAATAAGTTTTAAGGAAAAAGATGGTAAAACATTTGCAGTATTTGAAGCATTAGTTTCTAAATTATATGCAACTCCAATATATCAGTTATTTAAAGACCACAATTTTAGGAGTGTTAGCACCGAATTTTCATGTGTCGAAGGCATGGAAGATGAGAATGGAAACAAACCGATTGAAAAACTAACTTTTCATGGTTGTACGATTTTAGGATTATCTTATTCTCCTAGTTGCGAAGGTGCTGAAATGAATATAAAAAGATTTTCAACAGAAGATGCTGACAAATACTACAATTCACATAATCTAAGTGAATTACAAAAATTCGCAGAAAGGAGAAGAGAAGAATTGGCTAAAAAAGAAGAAAAATATGTTTCTCATCCTGTAAATCGCTCCAAAGATGCAATATATTCGGGAGGTTGGGATGGCGAAAAAACTAAAAAAGACTTAGTTAAGGAAAAAGACTTTGAAAAAATAGCACCTGAAATATGTTTAGAATTAGATGCAGGGTGGCAAGACAGAGAAGTAACTAAGTTAAAATATCCTGTTATGACTTTACACAACGGTGAATGGGTTTATTCAAGAGAAGGATTGGCAAGTGCAAAAGCATATGCTAACAATCCTGATAGAGGAAATCCTACCGTGGCTGAAAAGATAAATGCTATTTATAAAGAGTTAGATTTAGACGATAAAGATAAGGAGGACAAAAAGAACATGGAATCAAAGAAATTCTCCGAACTTGAAGGAAGAGAACTATATAGTGCGGTAATAGAGAAAATCCAAAAGAAATTAGGAAAATCTTATTATGTAGAGGCAATATATAGTGACCACATTGAAGTTCGCAACGAATCAACAAAAGAAATGTTAGATATTCCTGCTGATATTTCATTAGGCAAAGATGACGAAGATATGAAAATCGATATTGACTATGATGGAATGAAGAAGTCAAAAGTTCAGAAGTTTGAAAAGAAAAAAATGGACGATGACGAAGATGAGGAAGAGGACGCTAAAGAAGGTTCTATTCCTGATGACAAGAAAGATGTCAAAGATGGCGAGGGTGACGACTCCGAGGCAGAAGAATTTGGCAAGAAAAAAATGTCTTTAGATGCTAATGCTTATGCAGGTTCTATACTTCAAATGCTTATTGCTGAAACCGAAGAGGAAAGAAAACAAGCGATGAAACTTGGGGAAGATGAGGAAATGGATGTAGTAATGAACAAGCTGTACGGTGTTGCTACAGAAATGGCTGAATTAAAATCTTTCAAAGCTGAAAAAATGGAAGAAGAAAAGAAGTTGGCGGTTGAAAAAATCATGGCTGGCGTAAAATCAGACATAGATAATAAAGACTTTGAGGATTTATATGGCAAGGGAATGGCTTGTAAGTATGAAGAATTAAAGCAATTTGAAACTACAGTAAAAGCATTTGCTTATGAAAATAGTAAGACTAGAACTAAGAAATTTAATGATAACGAAGATGTATTCATGGGTTTTAGCTTTAATAACAGTTCAAAAGACACTTCAAAAGAAGATGTATTCAAAAAGTATTTATAAAACAAGGAGGAAAATATAATGGCATATGGCGTATTAATTGAATCGGAAATAAGAGCAACCGATAATATCGCTCTTAATAAATTTGCAGTAAGTTCAACTACTAATGTAGCAGGTGGTGGATTAGTGGTTTTAACTCCCCCAACACTACAGGGAGAAGATAGATTTACTGCTACAGTTCCAGCAACAGGAGCTTTAACAGGATTGGCAATCGCTTATAATCCTAGTGAACATTTAACAAATGTAAATGGAAAGTTATTTGCTGGTCTTTCTGCTGACCCTAGAGACTACACAAATCTACAAGGTAGAACTTTTACAACATTTTATCCACAGGTTGGTGATGAAATTGTTGTGAGTATTGATACAGTAGACAATACTGGTGCAAATGTAGTAGCAGGTGATTTTCTTGAAGCTAAAGCTAATCAGACTACATTCACAAGAGCTACAGCCGCAACTGGTGCAACAGCAAACACAACCGCATTTAAAGTTGAATGGGTTGGAGTTCTTCCTTTCCCACAGGCAGGAATCGGTTTTGCACAAGTTAAAGCATTTAAGTGTATTTGCGTACAGCAGTAATTAAGAGAGGAGAATTAAAATAATGTTAGAAACAGTAATGACTAAAAAGTTCAGTGAAAGTTCACCTGAGCTTTACAAGGCTATGAAAATATATAATGAACACTGTCTTGCAGAAAGAGGTGTTTTAGGTAAGAAATTTGCTGAAACTTCAAAAGACGATATGGAAGTTGCTATCAACAAAATGTTTGCAGAAGAAATCGAAAAGAAGAGTGGAATAACTCTTGCTCAGTTTGATGGTTCTCTGAAGAGATATGCAAATAACACTAGTGTAAAGGAATTTGCAAACGCTATTAGGGATTATATGATTGATATGATTTTGCCTGATACTCTGTTAAATGGTATTTTACCTTATTTTGCAGATATTAAGTTTGCAGGTCTTGGAGATTCTTTAACTTTCAATATCGAAAACAACTCTCTTTACTATGTATCAAAAGCTGGTTACAGAAAGAGAAGCACTAACTTACAGAAACTTTATGATTCAACTGTAACCCTAGTTCCTGAAAATAGAATGGTAACGGTAGGAACAGATTTATTTGAAATCTTAACTAATAGACAGTTTATTGCTAAGGAAGTTATGAAGGCTACTAGAAGTATCGAAACAGCAATGTTATTTGATGCTTATGATACTTTTAATACTTCTATGGGCGCATTGACTGGGAATCTATTGGTGAATAACTATTCAGAAAAATCACTTATTAAGTTATGTGAAACAGTCGGAGCTTACAATCAGAACAGAAAACCCATTATTATGGGAACGCCTGTCGCATTAAAGAGTGCACTTCCGTCGAACAATAATTACAGATACACCTTTGATAGCGACTATGTAAAATCTGGATTTATTCAGACATTTAATGGTTATGATGTAATTCCTATGCCACAGGTTGCTAACCCTTATGCTGGTACTCAGTATTCATTGAAACTAGATGATACTAAGATTTATGTAGTATCTCCAGGAAGTGATAAGCTAGTTAAGGTAGGTGTTGGTGGAGATTTAATGTCTCATACTGATGCTATCTATGACAATGCAAACTTGTTACAGATGACAACTCTGTCTAAGGCTTGGGACACTCAGACTATTACAAATAGTGTAGCAGGTGTTGTAACTAACATCAACTAGAAAAAACAAATAACATAAGAGGGCTGAAATATGCCCTCTTTATAAATTAAAACAGGAATAAAAGGAGAATATATAAAATGGCAACAACAAAGAAAACTACAACCAAAGAAGTTGAAGTAAAAGATGAAATAAAAACTCAAGAAGAAACCTTTAATTTGGAAGATGTATTAAAAATAGTGCAAGAATTGCAAGAAAGCAATAAACAACTAAAGCAAGAATTAGAAAATAAAACAGTTCAGCCTGTTGTTATTAAAAATGATGAATACAGAACAAAGAAAATTAAGTGTGTTAGCTTAGTACACAATCCTATTAATGTCTTTACTGGTGCAGATGCATCAGGTAAGCCATTTTCATTTGATAAATATGGTGACTCTAGGTTAATAAAATTTGATGAACTTAGTGATATTATCGCTTCTTATCCTAATACAATGGAACAAGGCTTAATTTATATTTGTGATATGGAAGCTGTGAAGGAGTTAGGACTAGAGGAAGCCTATGAAAAAATTTATACAAAAGATATGATAGATAGGTTAATATATCTTAGAGAAGAATCTGATGTAGATTTGCTTTTAGGTATGAATGAAAATATGTTTAATTCCACCTTACCAGAAATCGCTAAATTGTTAAATGCTAATGAAACGATAGACTTGAATTTTTTAGCTAGAATTAAAACAGAAACAGGTCATGATATTAAAATGATGGCTGATAAAATAAGAGAAGAATCCGAGGTTAAAGAATAGGAGGTGTTGTAATGGCTACACCTTTTACAACAGTATATGATAGAGCCTTGATAGTAATTGATGACTATCACTTAGATGAGGTGGCTCAGACTGCATATCAAGCCTTTTTAAAATTTTGGGAAGGAGTATTGATATTTTCTGTGCCTTATTTTGATAAATGTCAGCAATCTTTAACCTACAATACTACAACACAGACCTTTGATAGTGATTTAACCGAAAAAGAAATTAATATTTTGGCTGAGATTATGGTAACGAGTTGGTTCGAGGGCAAGGTTCAAACAGTTAGTCAATTTGAACAGAAATTATCAAACAGAGAATTTAAGATGTTTTCTGAAGCACAAAATTTAAAGGTTAAAAGTGATTATTTAGATAAATTAAGAGAAAAGTATAATCAAGATATTATGCAATACTCTTTGTCGAAAAATAATTTTGCTAAAATTTTTAACATTACACTAACATAGGGGTGTGATTATGGATAAAGCAAAAATAATTAGAGGTATTCACAAAATACTATTTGTGTTTGAAGAAAACAATTATGAGGGATATTATTCATATTTAACACATCAAATTGTAAAATTAAGTGAATATGAGAATGAAGTAATATCTCAAAATATAAGATTATTAAAAGGTTTAAGAAATATGGGAGAAGAAGTTGTTCATTTTGATGTAAGACAAACAATAATACATATCATGAACGATTTAAATAGGAGGTTGTAAAATGGCTCTACAATTTTATGAGAATTATTTGCAAAACATCTATCGAAATCCCAATGAGGTCTATACTCAAACAACACAAGCTTTTGCAAATTCAGTATGGAATAATAGTACACAAACTTATTATACAATACTAGGGCAAGGAAATATTGGTAGTGGTATTTATTTACCACAAGAGATTTCTGTAGATATGGCAATCGACCTAACTACTGGTATGAAAAAATCTGATGATTGGAAGATATTCACTTTTAAAGATTTATCTACAATTCCATCTTTAGGTTTAATGTACAAATATTCAGACAATGATTGGATTGCTGTAGATACTCGTAAAATTGGTACAGTAATAAAATCATTAGAGGTTCGTAGATGCAATAATATACTAAAATGGATTGATAAAAATACTAATGTTTTACATGAAATTCCATGTATATTAGAGTATGACGATACAAGTCCTAGACCTCAAGTAAACAAAGATATAATCACGCCTAATAATGGTATTGTTATGATTGTTCAAGGCAATCAAGATACCGTTAATTTAAAGGTTAATCAGAGGTTTATCTTTAATGGCAGACCGTTTAAAATCACAGGATATAATAATTATATGCAAAATGATTATGTAACACAAGACACTCCATTATTATTTTTTGACACATATCTTGATGAAATACAACCTACTGATGATTTGGTAAACAACATAGCTAATAGATATGAATATAACTATCAAATCACTATACTAGAGAACCCTATTGAAAATGTTAAAGGGTTTAGTGGTCAGTTGAATGCACAAGTCACTTTAAATGACAATGTAGTAGATGTCCCTGTGGTATGGTCAAGTAATGAAAACGGCACTATTGACAGTAATGGTAATTATACATTAACAGGTGAAGTAGGCACAGTTGCGACATTCGATGTTGCATTTGGCAGAACATCAAATCTTGTTAATATCAATATTGTAGATGTAATTGTTGATAATTATGAGATTATTGTATCGCCAAATATAACAGAAATTAAGCAAAATCGTACTGTGAATATTAACGCTGAATTGTATAAGAATGGGGTTAAACAGACCGATGTTGTAAATGCAACATTAAGTGGTGCTGATAGTCTTAGTTGTTATACATGGACAAATCTAAGTGTAAATAATTTTGCATTAACTAATAAAATGAGGTCGGTTGCACCATTAATAATAACATTTACAAGTGGGGTAATAACTAAATCAATAAATATAGAACTCAACGCTATGTATTAAAGGAGGGATAATATGAATAGACCATTGAGAAATAAATTCACGACTATGCCATTTATCCCTTATAATATTATAGAATATTTGGCATTAAGTCCTGATGCTGAAAACATATGGAAAATATTAAAATATCCTACTTATGATTGTTTAAGTCAGCCTAATTTAACTCTTAACGAGAAAATGGATTTGCTTTGTATGAACAATGATAATCAACAAGATTATAATATATTCCTAACGCAATTAGTCGAAAATATGATACCTGAAGAAAAGACTATATTGAAAATATATAAGGTGCAAACTGGGTTTGAGAACATAACAAAAGGTTTATTTGGAGTAGCAAGTTATAGGTTTGACATCTTGTATGGTGGAAAAATGGGAATGATAGAGTATCAAAAAACACCTTGTAATAGAGGGGATGTGCTTGAAATGGAATTATTGAGTGTTTTAAATGGTGCTGACATAAAGGGTGGCGCAGGTTGGTTAGAATACAGCCCTATTTTATCAAGAAATTGTGGTAGTAATCTAAATCTAGGCAATCACACTACTTATACAGGTGTTAGTATTATCATGGCTATAAGGGTGGCGAATTTATATGATACAGGATGTTAAACAATATATCGAGCCATTTGTAGCTTTAAATAAACCAATTCCATATAAATCATTACAAATTTTTCCAATAAAAATAAAAGATATTTATGAATTTATGTTTGCATATGATGTTATAAATGTTGAAAAGAATAAAATTCCCAATGTAGAAGTTATACAAATGAGTTATCTTGACTTTATATTTTTTAAACTTATGAAAGATGAAACAAAATTTAGTAACGAAATAACATTAGGTAATATATGGGCGCATAAATTTAGTTTAATAATGAAACTATGCTTAAATGTAGAGTCGAATGATATTGAGCTTGTAATAGATAAAAACAAAATTAACCTTAATATAAAGGGCGAAACAATTAATTCAAAAGAGTTTGACGAAATTAGAAAGATTATTATGTTTCAAAATTTTTATGATTATGATGATAGACCTATGAGTGACGATTTTAAAAAAGTAATAGAAAAATATTATAGTCTTAAAAATAAAAACAAGATAATGCCAACAATTGAAAATAAGAAAGATGTAATAATTACTCATACCTCTTATAAAGATGATGAGATTGAAAATATTACATATAGAAGATTTGAAAAAATGTTTAATTCTATCGTAAGTAAAACTGATTTTATTGCCAATGTTATATTCAAGTCACAAGGAACAAAAGAACCTTTGGAACATTGGGTATATAAAGATAAAAAAGATAAGTATTCGGAAGTCTTTAGTGATGCCGAAGAATTTGCAAAACAATTTAATTAAAAGGAGGAATAAATATGAAATATGCTTTAGCAGGTACTTTGCTCAATAGAGTATTAAGCCCTGTAAATGGAAATGAAATATTTAGAACCGAAAGCTTGCAAGATAACACTATTAGCGTTAGTGTAACAGAGGAAGAGATTCGTGGGGGATTAGCAAACAAAAAATTAGCTAGTTATTTTCATGATAGTATTTTAAATGTTACACTAACTGATGCTTTGTTTGACCTTAATTATCTAGCACAGAATTTCGGGGGTCAGGTTTCGGTAGGAGGAGATGTGTTTTATAACGAAACTATCACTACTACGGTAAATAATCAAATCACTGTAACAAACACACCTGTAGCGTTTCTTAATTTTGGAACAATCGGAAGATATACTATTCAAGGTCAAGAAAATTGGAAGCCGCTTACATTTGTGAACAAGGTGGCTACCACTTCAAATTTACCTGTTGGAAGTGTAGTATGTGTAGAATATTCTGTAAACAGTTCTACTGTACAGCAGTTTACTATATCGTCTGCAATAATTCCAAATGAAGCTATATTAGTAGTAGAAGCACCGCTATTTAATGCTTCATCCACAGTATTTAGCCAGAGTTCAAGGGTAGGTGTTCTTAGAGTAACCGTACCAAAATTCCTTTTCACGGGTTCAACCGATTTGGCACTTACAAGCACTGGCGCATCAAATACTTCTATTAGTGGTTCTGCATTAGCCTATAAAGGTGCAACATCGTCTTGTACAAGTCTTGGTGATTATGCTTATGTTCAATTAGAAATATTTGACCAAACACCAGAAGATGGCTTGGTTAATCTTGCTATTGATGGTGCTGATATTCAAATGAAAGTTAATACTCCATATACACTACAAGTAGTAGGTATTTACGAAAATGGAGCAACTAATTCGAATTTTGATAATACGAGATTGACATTTACTGCTAATCCTGCAACAAATGTTACTATTACTAATGCAGGTGTTATTACGGTAAATGCGGCGGTAAATGATGTATCATTGAAAGTTGTGGCAACAAATGCACCTACCATTGAAACATATGGAAATATAACTGCAACCGTATAAAATAAGAGAGAGCCAATCTCTCTTTTACATAATATCCTATAAGGAGGCTTATCATGTGTGCCAATGCCCACTATCACCCTAACGATATTAGACTATATTGTAAACAAACCGATAACATTTGTGTTTATCAATATTATTGTCCACAGGTTAAAAAATATAAATTAAATAATAGAGAAGGAGGTTGTATAATGTATAATAAAGAAAAGAAAACATTGAATAAAAATCAATACAATGTTAGATTTGAGAAGCGTGGTATTTTATTCGTAGAAATAGATAACTATGTGCAAGAATTTAAAAATCCTTATGACTATATCCCTGAATCAGTAGAATTGGCTAGAGTTAATGGAGAATGGTTTATAAAAGGGTTCGAGCCCAAAATAAAGGAAAAATCCAAGAAGGAGGTAGTAGAAGATGGCATACGCATCACCGATAACGATTTGTCATAGTGGGATAACCAACAAGGCAAACTTTGATTTATTTGTAGATGACGAATATGTAGCACAGGATTTAGCAACGCTAAATAGTGATTATTTAACCACAGGCATTCCTTGTGCTATAGATATTGTTTTAGACACTACTATTCCATGTCAAGTAAAAATCAACAATAAAACATGGCAGAATTTTATGTTAAATACTGGCTATAGTATTCCTGACCCAAGAACTGTTAAATCAGTAATTTTATCAGCCGATAATGTAAAATATAACATTACTATAATGGCAGAGTAGGTGATATTATGAGTAAAATAACATCTGCAATGGTTAACACTATTGCTAAATATTGGGCTACTAAAATTAGTACAATGACCAGTGCTGGTATTGAATCTATAGCTATGAACGCCACTAAAACAGCTTTAGTAATAACATATAAAGACGGAGGGTACAAATCCGACCCATACTATATTTAGTGCAGGAAGTGGTGGAACACCTAGCACAGTAGGAATAAATGATGTAATTGGTTTACCACAAGTTTTAAACGGTACGAATAGAATTGACAATATACATCTTACTACACAAACATATGATTTGAACAATTTTATGTCTTTATCACAAGCAAATACAGCAGGAATATTATATGTTCGTAGCGGTGGGTCTAATGGCGATGGTAGTTTATTTACACCATATACTTTACTATCTGATGCACAAAATGCACTAAACACATTAAATCAATCTATTGATATAATGGATTGTAGTACACATATTATGACAATAGCTAACACAAGCTTATTATCATCTTTACATGGTCTGAAAGCAACAACAAGCGGCAATATATCACTAAGTAAAAATAATTGTTTTTATCATGTAGCGAATCATGAGAGTAGCATTGATATAGATGGGAATGATGTAATTGTTGTTGTAGATGGCGAAGTCAAAGGAGATATTATTTGTAATGGGTTAAGGTGTAAGATATTTATAAACTTCTTTGATGATACCACATATACAATAGCTGGTAAAGATAATATTGCTGATGGTTCAAAGATTGGTGACAGAACATTTGGATTTAAGGCAGAAAGGTAGGTAGGGCATGGCTGATAATACAATAAAAGAGAGGCTAGACGCTTTAGATGTAGGCTTTGAAGGCTTAAAATTTAGAGAATTTATACAAAATGGTTGGAAGGTGCGTGTCTCAGAAACAGGCGTAAAAACAGCAATGCTTGATATAGATGTTCCTACTACTTGGGTTAATAATAGCAGTCCTTATGGTTGTTATAGGAAAGATACTGCCTTTTCTCAGAATTTGCCAGTAGGTATATTTACATCTGAGCCTGTTATTAATACAACAGCTTATGCGGTTAATAAGAATTTTGCATTTTTAAATGTACAAACTAACGCACCTAGCTTAGTATATACAGGTACTTTTGAAACATATTTATTTGATAAAACAGGGACAGGCAATGATAAACCAACAGAAATACACTATGTAGTAGTGGCTATTGGTTTTTAGAAAGAGAGGTTTTGCATGGCATATATAAACACCCAATGTGGGGGATTAAAAATAAATACAACATCATAGATATAACCTTAGAACAAATACCACAGCCATAAACAAAAGAGGGAATACCCTCTTTTTTACATATTAAGGAGAAAAGGATGAAAGATAAATTTATATCACAAGGTCATATTTATATATGTGATTTTAGTGGAGCAAAGGGGTCAGAGCAAAAATCAACAAGACCTGCACTTGTAGTACAAAATAATATTGGCAATACATTTAGTACAACTACATGGGTTATACCGATAACTAGCAAAAATAAAAAAGAATATCCTATGCACCACATCATATATCAAAAAGATTATCCACAATTAGAATATGAGGAAAATATAATTTTAGTAGAACAACTAACCACACGAGATGAGTGTCGAATAGGAAAATATATTGGTACTTTAAAAGATAAAGATTTTAATATTGTTATTGATAAAATCATAGACAATTTAAAAAAATATAAAAACACATAACATTATAAAAATAATAGGCAAAGAAAGTGAGGCTTATAATGGGTGAAAAGGAGGAGGTGTTATATATGGAAGAATTAAACAGAGTAGAAACAAAATTCGACAAACAGATAGCAAAGCTTAATGAAAAATTGCATCAAACCGATTTGAAACTTGAAAGAAACAATACCATCACAGAACAAAGCACAAAGGCGATAGAAAAAATGACCGACACAATGGATAGTGTGAAAGAAGCAATGATTGACATCAGTACAAAATTGTCTATAACAGAGCGAACTAATCAAGAATTGAAGGAAAATGTTGAAAACCTAAATGGAAAATTTGAAAGGCTTGAAACCAAAGTCGATGATAAGGTCGATTTAATTGAAGAAAAAGGAAAATTCGACTACCTGCTATGGATTAAACAAAATTTTGTAAGTTTAGTAATAGCAGGTAGTTTAATAGGATATATGTTATTAAAATAATAAAGGGGTTTTAATCCCCTTTATTTTAATAATATAATAATAATTGAAATAAAGGAGAATAAAAAAATGATAGAACTTAAAAAAGCAGAAATGATACATAACGAAGAGTTTGATATTGAAATCAAGCCTTATTTAAACGCAAGTGAAATACAACTAATAATTGAAGAAGTTGGTAAAAATGATAATGTAGTAACAAAACAATTATTAAAAGATATGTTAATAATAAGATTTTGCACCAATATAGAAGATAATATTGTCGATAATCTTAATTACGATTTAGTTGTTGAAAGCGGTTTAATTGATGTTATTAGAGAGAATGTAAAAAATTATTATGATGTAGATGGGTTTATAATGCAAAACGAAAGTATTAATCGTAGTGTTTCTAAATTTTTAGAATCTATATCGGCAACTGCTGATAAGGCTGTTAAAAATATGCCTAAAACACCTAAAGGATGGGAAAAACTATTAGGTCAATTTGCTGAAGTGGTAAAGAAAAATGATAAATAATATGGCTCAACTTAATTTAATATTAGGTGGAGCAGTAGCAGAAGCATTAGAAAACACTACTAAAATTTTATTAGAAGAACTAAGACGAATAATCGACCAAGATATTTATAGCTATAATGCAACATGGACAAATGGATATGATGATGTTTTGGGTCGAACTGGGCAATTTAAAGATTCATGGATAATGGAGATGTCACCGTTGATAGGCACATATGTGCAATCTCAAATATTTCAAGATTATGATGCTATGGATTATGATAGTCCATTTAGTCATGGTAGTGAATACAGTGGTGGAAAATTAAAACCAAATGGTTTAGCTGATATTATTGAAAACGGATTAGCACCCGCTTTTCATGGTTTTCCTGAAGGACACGCAAGACCATTTTGGTCAAATTTTGAAAATTATGTTAATGCGAATGTACAGAGGATATTTGCAGAAGAATGTAAGAAATTAGGATTGCCGATTAGTTTTATTGGGGCTACATTTAGTTAGGGGCAAAATATGGAGTTTTTGATAGAATATTAACCCTAAAATCGTTTTTATATGTAATTAGGATAGATTGCATGGGTAGTATATAAAAATTGATTTTATGGCTATTTTATGGTTAAAAAATATAAGGAGATAAAAGGATATGATATATATGGGGGTTGACCTGTCAACCACGAGTAGCGGAATAGGTATATTTGATGATGATAAATTAATACATTATGAGTGTATTAAACCCAAATCAAAGAATTGGGAAGAAAGAGTAGGAGTAATGTTTGTTGAATTAGATAGGATATTAAAGTCTTATCCAATAGAACATATCTTCGTGGAAGAAATTCCTATGAAAGACGGTAAACCTACTTTGATAAAATTATCAGCAATCCGTGGTGCTTTTATAAGTGCTTGCTATATTAATAATATACCATTTACACCACGAAAAGTCAATGAATGGAGACAAGATTGTGGTTTTTATGGTGATGGAGTGAAAGGTCTAAAGCGAGAAGAAATGAAAAAAAAGGCTATAGAAGAAGTTAAAAATTTATTTGATATAGATGTAAACGATGATATAGCTGAAAGTTGCTTGATTGCTTATAGAACAAGATATCCAAAAGAGGAGATAAAAGGATTTGGAAGAAAAAGTAAAATGAAGTAACCCTTAAAGAAAGGGGGAATAATACATATGGCGGTAAATGATTTTAATTTAAGTTTAAAAGCCGTATTAAATACACAAGACATAAAAAATCAATTAAAAGCTATAAGTCAAACACAAAAAATAGAAATAGATGCCAAAGGTGTTGAAAAAGTTGTAAAACAAGTTGATAAATGGCAAAGTGGCAACAATCAAATTATAACACAAGTTAGTAAAATAGATAAAAAAACAGGCGAATTAAACACTACTTTAAAGACAGTTAATACAAGTGCTGATAAGATAAATCAATCTTTTGGTGATATAGTAGTTAAAGTTAGTAAGTTCTTACTTGCTACTACTATTATCAGTGGATTTACAAGTGCTATTTATGGTGCTGTGGATGCGGTAGTAAAATTAGATTCAAGTTTGATTGAACTTCGTAAAGTATCGGATTTAAGTGGTGAAAGCCTTAAACAATATACTAAAGACGCTTTTGATTTGGCAGAACAAATGTCTACAACTGCAACAAATGTAGTAGATGCTACAACCGAGTTTGCTAAGAGTGGATATAGTATAGCTGAATCAATGGATTTGGCAGAGCAAGCCTTAAAATTCCAAACTATTGCTGATGGAGCGATAAGTGCGAGTGATAGTGCAACATTGTTAATTCAGACGATGAAAGCTTATAATTTAACTGTCGCAGATAGTGAAAAAATCATCGACTCTATAAATGAAATTTCCAATAATTATGCGGTTTCCAGTGGCGATTTGAGCCTTGCAATCGGAAAAGTCGCATCAACCGCTAATTTAGCAGGTGTTGACCTCGACCATCTTTTAGGCTTAATGACTGGTTCAAACGAGATTGTACAAAACGCCTCAAAGGTTGCTAATGGTTATAAATCTATTTTAACTAACCTTGTAACAAAAGACCTAGAAAAACAATTTAACTCGTTTGGTTTAACTATGCGTGACCAAAATGGAATGTTAAAAGATGGATATACTATACTTAAAGAACTAGCGGGTGTTTATAATTCATTAGGAGAAACATGGGACGGCGATACAGAATCTATGGTTTCTCTTAATGATGAAATGAATAAACTGTTAGAAGATATTGGCGGAAAGTATAATATAAACACGTTGACAGCAGGACTTTCTAACTTTGATATAGCTATTCAAGCTACTGAATCATCTATTAATTCAGCAGGCTCAGCTAATGAAGAATATCAAACAGCATTAGATGGAATAGCAAAAAAAATGGAAGCCTTAAAGGGACAATTCCAAGAATTAGCTAATAATGTAATAAATTCACAATTCATCAAATCCCTCTTAGACGCTGGCACAGCAATCCTTAAATTTGCTAATAGCGATATAGGACAGACTATAATTAAAATAACCTTATTAACAGGCTCAATAACTGCATTTTTAGCTGTAATGGGCAAACTTAAAGTTGTATTAGAAGCTACTGCAATGTGGTCTGCTTGGAATGCGGCTTTAAGCACTTTTACACTTAATACCACTACAGCATCAAGAGCGGTATCAGCTTTTAATGCTGTTTTAAATACCTTAAAAATAAATCCTATTATTCTTGGAATAACAGGAATAGCCACATCAGTAGTTGTAGCGCAAAAGGCATTTGAGGCATGGGATAACTCATTTGAAAATCTGACGCTTATACAATCCGAACCTTATGATGTATTAGTAGATAACATTGAACAAGCCGAAAAAGCGTTTGATGAATCGAATAAAACTACAGAAGAGGGCGCAACACAAGCTGAATATTATGCTAATGTTTTAGCGGAACTTGGTAATAAATCTAATAAAACTGCTTATGAACAAACTAAGTTACAAACTGCTGTAGATACTTTAAATTCTCTTTATCCCGAATTAAATCTTGCTATTAATAACGAAACAGGATTGTTAGAAGGAAACACAACGGCTGTTTTAGAAAATGCCAATGCTTATATAACTCTTGCCAAAGCCAAAGCATATGCACAATTAGCACAAGAATACGAATATAATGCGGCTAAAGCACGAATAAGAGAAGGTGATTTAGAGGAACAAATTAGTGCCTATCAGAAAAAACATGGTGCTTATTATGTTGCCGCAGGAGGAATTTATAGCACTACTGCAAAGCAAGATTTAGAGCTATCTAAAATTCAAAATAAGGCGGCTGATTGGGAAAAGAAAGCGGCTGATTTGGCGGCAAGAGCACAAAACCTCACCTTGTCAGTACGAGGACAAAGAAATGGTGTCGCAATTCCTTCTTCAAACCCTCAACCGACCTCAACCCCAACAGGCGGTGGCGGAGGTGGAGGAACAGCCAAAGAAGAAGATGCTTTAAAAAATCTTAAAGAAGCCTACGAAGAAATCATCTCTGTAATGGAACACAAGTTGTTCCTTGATGAACAAGCGGGAGCAAGTAATGAAGTTCTTTTGCAACATTATAAAGATATTCAAACCGAAATCCATAGACAAGCACAATATTATCGTAGTATTGGATTGGGCGAAAATCACGAATATATAATGTCGTTGCAAGAGCAATGGTGGAAATATCAATCCGAAATCTCTGATATAAATAAAAAAATAGCTGAAGATGCTAAAAAAGCACGAGAAGAATCGCTTAATAAATCTATTTCTTTATATAATGCACAATTAGCGGCACTAGAAAGATATGCACAAGCACAACAAGATAGTATACAAAAAGAGATAGACGCTTTACAAGAAGCTAATAATCAAAGAGAAAAATCTATTGAATTACAAAATCTTGAAGAAGCCTTGGCAACCGCTAGACAACAGCGTATTAGAATATACGAAGAAGGTAAAGGGTTTGTATATCGTGAAGATATGTCGGCAATATCTCAAGCCCAAACAGCACTTAATGAATATAACCAACAGCAAGCTTATGAAGCTGAATTAGAAAGGCTTGAAAACAGAAAGCAAGCATGGTCAGATTATGTAAGTAATTTTAAAATTCAACAAGATAAATTGCTTAATGAGCAACAATTAGGCACAACCGAAGAAGCTTTTATACAACAACAAAGAATATCTAATTTACAATCTTTTGCTAATAGTTATTTATCTATAATGCAATCTTTAGTTGATGCACAAGGTGAATTAAACGACATGGATGGTTCTACAGCTTATGGTGCTAGTTCATCATCTGATAGAGCCGAATCAGCAAGAAAAACTAATATTCAAGCACAAATGTCAGCTAATAGTGCGGCATGGCATGGTGCTAGCGCAAGCGAAAAGAAAAGATTAGAGTCTGAGAATAAAAAACTTGGAGCTTCCATTGGTGCAACATATACACCTTCAACTGGTAAGTGGTCTTATGCAGATGGTATTACAAAGATTCCATTTAACCAATGGGCAAATGTCAATGAAAATGGTGACGAGTTAATAATACCGCCACAAGGCAATATGCAGTATTTGCAAAAGGGTACAGGTGTTATTCCTAAGACATTAACCGAAAACCTTATGGAGATTGGTCAATTAGGGCTAAGCGGGTTGAAGAATTTTATGGGTAGTGGTGGTTCTACTGATAATTCAATCAATATTCAATCATTAACTGTTCGAGCTGACAATCCAACACAATTATTTAATGAACTAAAAAGCTTGAATAATTTTAAGAATTTAGCAACTCAAAGTGCTTATGAGTAGTTAATAAAAAAGGGATAGGGGCAAACTCTATCTCTTTTTATATAATTGAAAGGAGGGTATTTATGGGAAACTTAACTCAACAATTAATTGACGGTATTAATATTATTGTTGATAAAAAAATAAAAAAAGCTGATTATGCAAGGATAAGAACAGGTCTTATAACGAGTATAAATGCAGATGGTACATATAATGTAATATTTGATAGTAAAAACATTACAAATGTTCCCTTTATTGGAAGTGGTACTTTATCTATTAATTCAACCGTTAGGGTGGTAATTCCTGATAATCAACCTAATCAAGCAATAATTTTAGGCACAACGGTTGGTGGAAGTATTGTTAGTGGAGTCACAAGTGTTAATGGTATGACAGGCGATGTCGCTATGACTAAAAGCACTATAGGTCTTGGTAATGTAGATAATACATCAGATGTTGATAAGCCGATATCAATAGCCACACAAAACGCTTTAAATCTTAAAGTAAATACATCGTTATTAGCTACGGTAGCCACAACAGGTAGTTATAATGACTTATCTAATAAACCTATTGTACCCACTAAAACAAGTGATTTAACTAATGATAGTGGCTATCAAACAAGTACACAAGTCGCTTCGAATATATCTATAGAAACATCTAACAGGCAAACAGCCGATAACGATTTACAAGGGCAAATAACATCTAATGATACAGATATTTTAAATTTACAAAACACTAAGGCTAACATAACAGATATTCCTACTAAAATAAGCGAATTAACAAACGATAGTGGTTTTTTAACCTCTATACCTACTGAATATGTAACTGATACAGAAATGCAAGCATATGCACAGCCAATAGGTGATTATGCTACTAATACTGATTTAGGCACAAAACTACCTTTATCAGGTGGCACTATGACAGGTGCTATTAATATGGGTGGATTTGGTATAAACAACCTTCCTGATGCTACTACCAATCAGCAACCTGTTACTTTTAAACAATTAAGCGATGCTATATCGGGGTTGGGAAATGTATTTGATTTAAAGGGTGCATTGGCAACAGTATCGAATTTGCCAACAACAGGTAATGCAATAGGTGATGTATGGTATGTTGAAAGTGAATCTGTTGGATATATATGGTTACAAGATACTACGGGAACTCTTAGATGGGAAAAATTTGGTCAAGAAATTGATTTAAGTGGATATATGACTAAAGCAGGACTGCTACAAACCATAGGTAGTGCAACTGATAATGCCATGTCGCAAAACGCAACTACAATAGCATTAGCCACAAAAGCCGATATTGAAGATTTATCTAATGTGGCTTTTAGTGGACTATACAGTGATTTAACGGGCGTGCCAACATCACTTCCTGCAAGCGATGTATATTCATGGGCAAAACAGCCTACTAAACCGACATATACAAGTGCTGAAGTGGGATTGGGTAATGTGCCTAATGTAAACACAAATAATCAAACGCCTACATGGACAATATCAAGCACATTAGCAAATCTTGTAAGTGGCGAAACCTTAACAGTTGCTTTTGGCAAAATTGCAAAATGTATACAAACACTGATTAGTCATATTGCTAATGTGTCTAATCCTCACAATGTAACAAAAGCACAAGTGGAATTAGGGAATGCTGACAATACGGCTGATAGTGCTAAAAATGTATTATCGGCTACTAAATTGACTACATCACGAACAATAAATGGCGTTTTATTTAATGGTACAGCTAACATATCAACGCCTTTGGGTGGTAGTTCAGATGTTGCCATAACATCTCCTGTAAATAAACAGGTTTTACAATATAATGGAACTGAATGGGTTAATGAAGCCGTTCCTACAGGTGCAACATCTTTAGGGGATTTAACAGATGTAACCCTAACATCACCTACAAATAGTCAAATTTTACAATATAATGGTACAGATTGGATAAATAGTACATTGCCAAGCGTAGATGTGGCAAATGCTGTAAAAAACCAACAAAACCCAACTACATCTTTAAAAATGTGGTCAGGTACTTTAGCACAATATAACGCTATAACTACTAAAGATGCTACTACAGTTTATATGATTGTGTAGGTGATATGATATGACGGTATATAATGGTAATGTAATAAGTCCTACACAAAGACTTGTAAATGGCGATATAATTGAGTATACTTTTTCAGGTAGCTTAAAAAATATAATATTAAAACAGGGAACTTATAAATTTGAATGTTATGGTTCAGCATCCTCTGATGTAAGTGGTACTAGCGGTACTGATAATAGAGGTGGATATGCTGGGGGTACGATTTTAATTACAGAAGATAAAGAATTTTTTATAGTTGTAGGTGGTAATACATCTGGTAATTTTAATGGTTCTGCAAATGGTGCTAGAGGTGGTGTATATTCTGGTGGTGGTACTGATATTAGATTAACTGGTGGGAACTGGAACGATCTAGCTTCTTTGTGTAGCAGAATTATAGTCGCAGGTGGTGGTGGTACAAGAGGAGCTAGTAATAAATATGGTGGTTATGGTGGCGGTTTAACAGGTCAATCCAGAACAGAAAACTATGGTAGTTATGGCGAGGGTGGCTCACAAACTGGTTCGGGTACATACGGTGGTTTTGGCTATGGTGGCGCAGGGCAATATCGTTCAAATGGTTATGGTGGCGCTGGTGGTGGTGGATATTACGGCGGTGGTGGAGTATATCCGGATAGAAGCGGTGATGATGACAGAGGCGGCGGTGGAGGCTCTGGTTTTATTTCAGGTTTAGCTGGATGTAATGCTGTAATATCTCAAACCAATAGTGGGGCAAGCGGTCAGCCAAACCATTATAGTGGGCTAAAATTTACAAATGCTTCTATGCAAAATGGAATCAGAGATACCACGGGATTAGTAAGAATAACAGTAATAGAATTAGTGCCACAATATATCATAACAGCAACATCAAATAATAATGGTTTAATATCTCCGAGTGGTAGTATAGAGGTAAATTATGGAGAATCACAAAATTTTACAATGATTCCAAATATGGGGTACAAAGTGCTTGATGTAACAGTAGACGGTGTATCACAAGGAAAAATAACATCATATACATTTACAAATATTGCCGCCAATCATACCATATCTGTCACTTTTGAATCTATAATATACACTATAACATCTTCTGTTGTAGGCAATGGTCAAATTATGCCTCTTGGTACAACCAATGTAGATTATGGGGGTACACAATCATATACTATAATTGCCGATGAAGGATATAGAATAAATGATGTTGTAGTAGATGGTGTAAGCATGGGTAGAATGAATACTTATACATTTACTAATGTTTTATCTGACCACAATATATCAGTAGAGTTTGTACTATTTTCAAATATTAAGCTAGGCACGAATATGGTAAATAATATGAAAATAGGCGCGGTTAAAGTTAAATATGTATATTTAGGCTCGACAATGATAGCAAATTATGTAGTACCGTTGATATGGTCAGATGTAAATGCTTTAAACTACACATTCCAAGATGTCAACAATCTTAACCTCACATGGCAAGATGTAAATGATGGCAAATTATAGAAAGGAGGGAGTATATGAGTTTAACACAACCACTTTTATTAACACAAACCGCATTTGATGCCACTAACGCACAAACATTCCTATTTAATGTAGTAGGTGGTTCACAAGTAGTTAAAAACACACTTAAAATAACAGATAATACAACAAATATCGTTGTATATGAACAAACACAAACAACCTATACTTTTGAACATATATTGCCTGCAAATACATTAACAAATAGCAAGAATTATGTGGCGCAAATACAGACAATAGATGCTAATAATGATACTTCACCTTGGTCGAATATTATAACCTTTTATTGTTATGCAACACCTACATTTACCATATCGAATATGCCGACAGGTAATATAATAGCCAACTCAAGCTATGTGTTTCAAGCTACATATAATCAAGCAAGTGGAGAATTATTAAATTCCTATGATTTTATTTTATATGACTCATCTAATAATCAGATAAGTACAAGTGGTGTACAATATGTGGGAAGTAGCACACCTCCTCCTACAATCATATCTCATAAATTTAGTGGGTTTGAAGATAATACTATATACAAAATAGAAGTAAAAGGTGTGACCGCTAACGGAACAATTATCACAACTGGTATAATACAATTTATCACTAATTATACTGTCCCTATCTCTTTTGGCGCATTTGAATTAGCTAATAATTGTAATGATGGATATATAAATATTATTAGTAATATGTTGTCAATAAAAGCACAAAGTAATCCTTCTCCACCTATATATATAGAAGGTGAAGAAGTTGATTTAGTTAATACAGGCACATATGTAGAATGGATAGAGGGCTTCGATATACCTAATGATTTTGTCCTAAGAGTATGGGGTAGAGCCTTTATGTTAAACAATGTTATATGTATAGCTAGCAACCCTGATATGCCGAACGAAAAATTGCTTTTAACATATCATTATGATAATGTTAATAAAGAGGTTTCTATTATAGTAGAATATATCACAGGAGGTCAATCATCTTTCTTTTTTAGTAACGCAATAACAGTGCCGATAGCAAAAGACCAATTGTTTGTATGGGTAAAAAAAATAGGTGATAATATTACGGTAAATCTTGATGTAACCTATGTTAGTCCTGATAGAACTTATATATGGTATGATGTAAATAATAGAAACTACACATTCCAAGATGTGAATAATCTTAATATAACATGGGCGCAAGCAAATCAAGGAGGTTGGTAAAATTGTATACAAATGTAAAATTACAAAATGGCATATTTGACCATTTTAATGTAACAAAAGATGTCGATGCTCCTTATAGTACAACAATACCTACAGCTTGGGATTTATTAACGATTATGGATTGCGATTTTAAAAATAATATAGACGCAGGTAATATTGACTATGCACTAACCTTAATTGATACAATAAAAATAAAGCGCAGAATAAAAGGAGAATTTGATTGGCTCACATTGGCTTCTATACCTATCAGAGTTGCATCCGATTTAAAATTTATTAAACCAGACTTCTTTAATCAAAACAATATAGAATATGAGTATGCTTTAGTGCCTGTAATGAGCGGAGTTGAGGGAGAGTATATAATACAGTCCGTATTAAGTCAATTTGACGGTGTGTTTATATGTGATTATGAAACGATATTTAAATTTTATGCAGGGGTTAGCTATGGTGATACTGAAAGTATACAAGCCGTAGGCGTTTATGAGCCTATTGGCGCAAAATACCCTATTGTTGTAGTGAACGCTAATACAGATTATCATACAGGTAGCGTAAATGCTACTATGATGCCAAGTGAATTTTATACAGATGGTACAATAGATAGGCAAGCAATTGTGAATTATACAAATTTAGTTGATAAATTCTTGAAAAATAAGCGTGCAAAGATATTAAAAGATTGGAACGGTTCGATTTATTTATTGATGGTGACGGGAAATCCATCGTTATCTTATGCAAATAATTATGGTATGGGCATAATCAACACATCGTTTTCATGGACTGAACAAGGCGACCCTAATAATCAAGAAAGTTTATATGACAATGGTCTCGTTAATATACTAGAATAGGAGGTATTAGGCTATGAATATTACACAGAATATGTATAATGTGCTTTTACAACAGCAAAGAATTTTACATATTAAAGTTAATTTGCTTAACTTCCAATTCCTAACAGTAAATGAATTGAGTGGCTTGGTTTTAAATCCTCCACAAATAGATATAAATGCTAATAGTGATATAAGGCGCACTTGTGATATAGAAATGGTAGTAAAAGAAAGATTATATGATATTGAGGTTGGAGGGCAGATTTTTATTGATAAATTTGTTCAAGTATATTTTGGTATTGAAGATATTAGAAATAGCAATGAAATAGTGTGGTTTAATCAAGGAATATACCTCATAAATGCACCAAGCGTTCAATACAATGCTACTACTAATACATTGTCATTTCAAGGTGTAGATTTAATGGCTAAATTGACAGGAATGAGAAACGGCTACTTAGAGGGTATACCAAGTGTAATCCCTAAAGATAGTGTAATTAGAGATGTAATAATTAGCACATTAGCATTAGGCGGTTTTAATAAATATATAATCAATATTAAAGACACCGATACCAAGACACCTTATGAGATTAAATTAGATATAGGCGCAACTGTATATGATATATTAGCTAAATTGAAAGAGATATATAGTGCTTATCAAATGTATTTTGATATAGATGGGGTTTTCCATTATGAGCCTTATCCAACTGATGAAAATGCACCAATACTTATAGACAATTCAATGTGGGATAGATTGTATATATCTCACACAAATGCAGTTGATTTTGAGCAAGTAAAAAATGTTGTCGAGGTTTTAGGTAAATCATACGATATACAACATTATGGAGCGACAACAACAGTTAGTGGAAGTGAGTATACTACTAATATTGCAAGTCTAAGTGCTTTATCTAACGATATACTTATAGGGTTTACAGCACCAAGCGTTGTAGTAAATCCTACATTAAAAATCAATAATTTTACAGCATATCCTATTGTAAATGAAGATGGCACAAGTGCTGTTATACCCGAAGCTAACAAATATTATGTTGTCCAATATAAAGACAGTAAATATATATTCATGGGATATCAGCAAGTTAGAGCAACCGCAAAAGATGAAAATCCTGACAGTCCATTTTATGTAAATGGAACAACAGGCGAAATTAGAATTGTTTTGAGTGGAGGAGAATTTGACAATATACCAAGCAATAAACTAGCTTTAGATAGAGCAAAATATGAGATATATATGCGGTCAAGAGTTAATGATAGTTTAATAATAGAAACTATACCTATATATTTTGCCGATGTATATCAATTGATATCATTTAAGTTTCCTGATGATGTGGAAACTTATTTATATATGATACAATCAATATCGACAAGCGATACACAAACAATAACTTGTTCAAGATTTTATCCCCTATATCCTTTTTCATAGGGGATAAAAATACATAAAGAAAGGAATGATTATATGAGCAATATAACAACACCGTTTCAATTGACGGATAATTTTAATATGACCGAATTTAATGGTATGTTAAATGATATAAATACAAATACGATAGCACCAAATATAGATATAAGCACAACAACTGCTAATTTATATGATACAAATAATGTAGATACAGCATTACAAATGATAGCAATAGCTAAAACGACCATAACGCTTACTTCAACTGCTGTGGGCAAGGTGGCAAGAATTGAGCAAGGAGCTATTATTTTAACACAAACAGCGACAGGGAGCACCATTGTTTTTGATGTGCCCAAAACAGGAACTTGGAATATATATTATGATAATATTGGTGTAGGAAGCGCAAATATTAATGTAGGGGATAGTTTTGTTAAAGATGTAGGTTATAAAATAATGACATTAAATATAGACCTTACTAACTCAAATCCTGCAACTTGCGCTACTTATGCAGACGATGCAGTCACTATGACGGCAGGTGGCAGTGATTGGGATGCATGGTTTGGTATTAAGCCATGTTTATTTAAAAACGGTGCGGTAGTAGGGTATTTAAATCCTAATAATTTTACACAGTTTGCAGATGGTTCTGCCGCCGACATCACAAGTGGCAATGCAGGCGATGTTATGATTGAGTTTCCGAGGTTAGGTTTGAATATTACTACTGTTGGCAACACACTCACAATATCTATGACAAACAATCCTAACAATAGTAGCTTTAACTACTTGGCACATACAAGAGGCTCGACAAATAAAGATTATTTTTATCTTGGAGCATACAAAGGTTATACGATGGGTGGTCAAATTCGTTCCCTTAGTGGTAAAGCACCAACAACTTCACAAACCATTGGAACATTTAGAACTCAAGCCCAAGCAAATGGGGCGGGTTATGAACAAAGTGGCTTTTATCAGCTTATATTTAGACAAGCAATGTACTTGTTAAAATATAAGAATCTTGATTCACAGACCGCACTTGGTAGGGGTTATGTTGATGGTAACAGTGCAGCAATTGCTACTGGTGGCACAAATGCCAAGGGCATGGACTTTGGTGAAACAACTGGTAAACTACAAATGAAGTTATTTGGGCTTGAGGACTTCTGGGGAAATGTTCATGAATGGATTGATGGATTAGTATCCACCTCTACTTGGAATATGCTGACAACTACAGATAATTTTAATGATACCGGTGCAGGGTATATGGATAATGGTCAAGGAGCAAGCGCTAATATTGGAAACTATATGAGTAAACCTCAAGGAACAACTAAGACTGGGTTTATTGCAAAAGAAGTAACTGGTTCGGGTAGTACTTACTTCTGCGATTATGCGAGTTTGTATTCTTCCTGTGTTGCGAGTTTTGGCAGTGGTTGGGGTGATGCTTCGGGTGCGGGTGCTTTCTGTTTGCTGGTGTATATTGCCGCTTCGTATTCGGGTGCTGCTGTCGGCGCGCGCTTGATGTTTTTATAAGTTAATAATTTGGGTAATGGAAGTTAGATTATACGAATTTGAATTCTTCCTGTGTTACGAATTTTGGCAGTAATTGGAGTAATACTTCGAATACGGGAACTTTCTATTTGCAAGTGAATAATACCACTTCGAATTCGAATGCTAATATCGGCACGCACTTAATGTTTTTAATATTGACCCACGTGCAACCATTACCCTGGCTCTTGCCAAAACATAAAAAGTAAAAAAGTTGTACTGGTACTCAATAAGGAAGGTTCAACATCAAAAAACATCAATGGAGGTCAGGAACATTAAAAGATACGGAAACATATATGAGAAAATATATGATATAGAAAACTTAAAACTCGCACATAAAAATGCGAGAAAAGATAAGACCTGCTATAAAGAAGTTAAAATGGTGGATGCTAACGAAGATTATTATTTAAGTGAGATTCAGAAGATGCTTAAAAAAGAAACTTATGAAGTTAGCACATATGAAATTTCAGTGATAAATGACAAAGGTAAAGAAAGAGAATTATGTAAATTACCTTACTATCCAGACAGAATTATTCAATGGGCTATCATGTTACAGGTTGAGCATATATTCATGCAGGTGTTTACAACATTCACCTGCGCTTCAATAAAGGGTAGAGGTATTCATAAAGCTTCATCTTTGTTAGATAAATATATGAAAGATAAAGAAGGTACTAAATATTGCTTAAAGGTTGATATTAGTAAGTTCTATCCAAACATTAACCATAGTATCTTAAAAAGATTGATACGAAAGAAATTCAAGGATAAAAGATTACTTAGTATTTTAGATAAAATAATAGAAAGTACTCCAGAAAATAAAGGTGTCCCAATAGGTTCATATTTATCTCAGTTTCTTGCAAACTTCTATTTAGCATATTTGGACCATTGGCTAAAAGAGGTAAAGAGAGTTAAGTATGTTGTTAGATATATGGATGATATAGTTATTCTACATCATTCGAAAGAATATTTACACCAATTAAAACGGGAAATGGATATATACTTGGATAATGAACTCAAGTTAAAAATCAAAGATAATTGGCAGGTGTTCCCAACCGCAATTAGAGGTATAGACTTTGTAGGTTATAGACATTTCTATGGTTACAAATTATTAAGAAAATCTACTTGTAAAAGATTTAAGAAACAAATGCCAAAAATTAGAAAGAAATGTAGCCAAGGTCATAAATTAAATTATTCAGAATGGTGTTCAGCTAATTCTTATAAGGGGTGGTTAATATGGTGCAGTAGTTATAGATTAAGTAAAAAATACATTGACCCTATTCAAACTTATTTAGATGAATATTATCAAAAGCAAATTAAAGAAAGGGAGGTAATGCCTTATGAAAGACATGGGAATAGTACAAGGTTCTGTCGCGCAAGCGCAACCTATAATAATAAACAAAGACACAGTATATGTGCATACAAACATCGTTAAAATAGCAAAAGATAATCAAGGTAAGCCTGTGGATAATTTATATCAATACAACGAGGTGCAATATGATAAAGATGAGTATATTAATTTAACAGTTGAAAAAATAAATTCACAGCAAACAATAATTGACGATATCTTAGTAGCAATGGTGGAGGTGTAAAATGAGCGCAACAGCAAATGCTTATAAGAATTTATATGATAAAGAGAGAGTAGATAAAGTCGGACTTCGTAGAGCAGTTATGAGAAAACTTATAACAGCAGAAGAATACCAAGAAATAACAGGTGAAGTTTACAATATAGATAATCAGGAGGTATAATATGACTACATCAGCAAAACAGCAAGATTTAGATAGGCAATTGCCTTTAATGGGTGTGGATAGATGGCGCAATCAAAACTACAATAAGCGCACTATAAATGTATGGAATATAGAAAATGATGCAGGACATGGTGCTTGCACAGGTCAAATTGTACTTGATGTTAATCCATATGCTAATGTGTATTTTGGCGCAATAAGTGGATTATTCGACAGTGAAAAAATCTTAGATTTAACAGTACATGATGATAAAAATGGGATTGACTTTAAGGGAGTTTCGGCAATAGAAGATTTTATAAAAAAGTATAACATAGATATAATAACATCATCTCAAAAAGGCTTTACACATTGCAAGGAGTGGAATGATTTATGGGTTGAATTAGTAAAAAAATACAATCTTGTAATTTGTCAGTGTGCGGCTAATGAAGGGTATAATCCAGAAGATAGCAAAGATACAACAGACGCAAAATTCCCGACTGAAATATCTCATGTTGTAGCCGCCTTAGAATATATAAATTATGCAAGTGGTGCTGTAATACAAAGAGCAAATTATTCAAGCGTAGGCGAGGATTTAGATTTTGCACAACTTGTATTATGGTATAGTGGCACATCAGCGGCAACTCCCGCATTAGCAGGTCAAGTAAGTATGATTATGCAAAGATATGGTAAAATGAGTTTGCAAGAATCTCATCAATATCTTAAAATGATATCCACAGATTTAGATATAAAAGGGCATGATAAATTTACAGGTTGGGGTATGCCAGTATTGCCTAATTGGGATAAAAAATATATCACAATGACAACTAAAAGTAATACTTATTATGTTGATGGTGAAGCCAAAACAATGGACACAAAACCTATAAATAAAGAAGGTAGAATATTCGTGCCTATACGAGTAATATCTGAGTCATTGGGCGCAGAAGTTCAATGGGAATTTAATGCCGACAAATCCATAAAAGTTACTATCACAAAGGGCAATAACATCATAGTTTTAAATACAGGTAATGAAATAGCATATATAAATGGCAAGAAAATATACATTGATGTTGCGCCATTTATAGACAGCAACAATCGTACACTTGTACCAATTAGGTTTTTGGCTGAGTGCCTAAATTGTAGAGTAGATTGGATTCAGTCAGAAGCTAAGGTTCAAATATTGGAGGTGTAATATGGCTATTATATTTAATAGTCTGCCTGTCAAACCTTTAAGAATAACAAGTTATTACGGTAAAAGGAATACTAATATAAGTGGGGCATCTACTTTTCATGAAGGAATAGATTTAGGTTACAATAAATCTCTATCCCAAACCCCTATATTATCTGTGGTAAGTGGTACGGTGTCTGATAATTATTGGAACGACTATCGGGGTTGGGTTATTGTTATAAATCATGGAGAATTTAAAACGCTATATCAGCATTTAAAATCTCAATCACCTTTAAAAAAGGGCGATAAAGTTACCACAGGACAGCAAATAGGCATAATGGGTGATAGTAGTAATCCAAATAAATTAAACATATCGACTCATTTACATTTTGAATTGATATATAATAATGAAAGCATTAACCCCTTGTATTATTTAAGAAATATAAAGGAGGTGGAAGATTTGACAAGAGAGGAAACGATAGCACTAATCAAAGAAATATTAGCATCACAAGATGTTAAGGCGTCAGATTGGGCGAAAAAATATTGGACACAAGCAACATCTGAAGGATTAGTTGACGGCACTCGACCAAGAGGATATCTTACAAGAGAGGAAATGGTTAAAGTGTTGTTGACGGAAAGGAGTAAAAGGAAATGATAGAGCAAATAGTAACAAATTTAATATGGGTAGGTTATGCTATGGGGATATTATCTATAGCATGGCTATCTAATTTTGTGCTTAGTATATATTGTAATATAAAAGTGCTGAATGAGTTATTTGATATAAAAAGAATGATTAGCGGCATTGAAAAGCTATTAGCATTATGTATAGGCATAGGTCTTTTAAGCCTTGTAATCACCGTATTTCCTATTTATATGGCATATGTAGGCATTCCTATTGCCGAAGAATATATAAGCGTTTTTAGCATAGGTACAATAGTCGTTTTGTTCGGTAATAGTACGATAAAGTATACTACACAAGCATATAATACCTTGAAGGACATTTTGAAGTAGCATTAAATATTTAAAGGGGAGTAGATTCTTAATTGAGTCTACTCCCCTTTTTACTTTTTATATCAGTATTTATTCCTCATCTTTTTCAAAATCTCTCTCTAACGCTTCTAATCGTTTGATTTCATTCCACAATTTTATCTTTTTTTCTTGTAAAATAGATAAAATTGTGTCCAAGCTAACAGAAGTAATAGAATTTTTAGGGTTATTGTGATAATCGTCTATTTCACAATATGCTTCAACACAACTATTATATGCTTCTTCTACCATTTGTTTTGTAAACATTAATTTTTCACCTCATTTACTTTCCACTTGCACCCAAGCAACCATCTCCACGCTTACTAGGTATTGCTTGAATTTCCTCATATGTATATTCCTCAATGTCAGCAAAGGGAACAGATAATAATAGTGCTTGACAAATTGCCTTTTCGTAAGGATATGATATATAGTTAGAATTAAGTGTTCTTATTCCGAAATATTCAATACCATCATAAGCATTAGAATACTCTTTTTTTATAATTAGTATAGGTTTGTTATTGTGATTAGTGAGGGGTACAAACCACTCCCCACGATACCCTGAATCTATAATTCCTGACCTTTGACCTATTCCTTTAGTTCCAGTTGAGCCTCTTTCTTTTAAGACTATAACATAATCAGTATCAAAAGCACTACATATTCCTGTAGGTATCATTTTAGTTTCATGTGGTGGGATAATCATATAATCCTCATCAAAACAAGGATAAATATCATATCCTGCATTTTCTAAATCTTTACTAGGAATAATCGCTCCCTCTCTAATCTTGGCAAATTTAACTGTTGTTATCATTTTTTACCTTTTCTCCTTTTTAATAATTGTATTAACTTATAAACCTCATCTAAATTATATACCCTATTTATGTTTTTGTCAACATATTTTTCATTATGTGGTCGTGTATATAATATTTTATCGAAATCACCTTTTGCAAGATTGTGATATCCATCATCTACTAAACAATCTATGTTTAATAATGACTTATCATTTATCTGTATGATTTGTTCATATTTTATAAACGGAAACAAAACATGAAATCTTTCAAATTTAGATTTAGGTGTGGTTGGACAAGTTGCTGTTACTATATATAATTCAATATCTTCATCATTTTGTAATAATTGGAGAAACTCTTTTGCCCCTTGCGTTGGTTTAACATTTTCCCATAGTCTATCCCATGATAAAAAAGAGTATATGATTGATTTATGTTCATCGGGAATAAATAATGATATATCCCAATCGGTAATATCTTGTTGATATAATGGCTCTTTGGCAATTTTGTTATAACACTTTAGCCACTGTTCTAAAGTTTCAAATAATACATCATCTAAATCTATGCCTACTTTATAAATATTAACACCTCCTTTTATTAGTGTTTTTAGGGTAAATTGAGGGTAAATTAGCGACTTTATATCAATGTCGATAGATTAGTCAATAAAGGATATAAAGTCGCTTAAAATTGTCTTTATTTATCTTTTTCTTCTATAACACACCCATCTTTTTCAAGCACAACAATATCACAGCTTTGACTAATATAGGTATCGTTTTTACAAGCTAATAATATTGCGGTCTGAATTAAACTAACTGCATCGTCACGCTCCATTTTACCAAAATATTCATCTACGGTACAATCATCATCTATTTCAATTGTATTCAATAATCCCATAACCATATCTTCGCCACAACCGATAACTGACCAGTTTGGCATTTCTATAACTCCAAAATCACTCATTATAGTATAAATATTGTTGTTAGTGGCATAAATAAAACAATTATCTGATGATATAGTGCCGTCTGTATTACGATGTAACACATGATTATCATTTAGATGTTGTATCAAATTAGGAATTATAACACTTGACATATAAGACAAATCAACCTCAACATCATCTAATATATCTTTATATTCCATAAATTCATCTTTGACCGACATAAGGTTGACAGCTCTTAGTGTGCCAACAGTTCCAATAGCATGATTTGTATATGTGGTTGTTATAATTTTAGTGCAATTATCATAAGATAATCTACCTTTATATGTGGCTCTATTGTCTGAACCTATAACTACTCCATTTTTATATCTTACTGCTACTACTATACTCATTTAACTTATCCTCTCTGCATATTGATTATCGCTAATTAACTCGACCCCTAATACCTTATCATAATGCGGTTTGTTGCCTTGTTTATATCTGCCAAATTTTATAACGATATTAGGTACTTGTTTAAGTTGCATTAGATATAATTCAAGTTCGTTGGGGTAATACCCTGTATATATAACAATATCATCCATACATCCATTCGAACGAATGTGGTATATTAAACTCATGACTTCATCAAATTGGTCAAAGGGTTCAAAACCTGCAATGACTATGGCTTTAGTGATAGGATTGTTGATGTACATATTATATATCTGCTCGTTAGATATATCTATATTAGGCTGTTGAGCCAAAGGGGAATTTTGACATACGGATATATCATATCCCCCTTCAGTACAACATTTGAATGTGCAAGTAGATGTAGATATAAACATAGAGGGGAGTTTATAATTAGTAAAGTCCTCGACTACTATTGTTTTTAATATCATCTAAATACCACCTAACATATCAGCATATTCATACCATTGACGAGTATCAAATTCTTTAAACCTATCTTTTGAGTAAGAACGAGTAGGCACAAGGTAGCCCACTATACGCTGGTAAGTATCATATACTCCCTCTCCGCACACAGGACAAGATTTTGTTCCTACAAAACCATGATGATTTATACATTCGTTAATACGAGTGTTGAAAGCAAAATACATAACTCCATTTTGCGCTATATAGTTTAACATATCCCATGCTGAGTCTTTGTCGGGGAAGTTTGAGTCTATATTTATGTGGGCTATTGCACCACCTGAACACTTCTTATCTAAGATAGAACTAAGTCGAATTTTTTCTTGTATTGTGCATTTTTCCGACAAAGGAATCCATTGATTCGAATAAATAAATTTATCTTTTTTATCATATAACAGATTATCTTTTTGACATAAAATAACTGCGGCTCTCTCAGCAGGAACGCTCTCTATGTTGAAACTATATTCATCTGTAAAATTATCTTTTACTTCATTTAGAATCTTAAATATTTTACTTGCCAAATCAATTCCCTTGTCATCATAAGATTTATATCCTAACTCATCAACACTGATAAAACCAAATGCTTCAACTACTTCATACAAACCTAAGATTCCAACAGTACAATATTGTTTAGACATTTCTATACCACCATCTTGATAGTTGTGAAGCAGTCCTTTTTCGATATTGCGAGTTATAATGTGTCTAATACAATCCAATGTTTTACAACATAATTCAGTTCGTTTTTTAAGTAATGAGAGATACTTCTTTTCATCGCCATCTACCTCATAATAAATACGCATAAGATTTATAGTATTTACTTTAATAGAACCAATTGATAAAGCTGTACCACCTATTGAATTGATAAAAGCATCAAGTTTAGAGGAATCAGATAAGAGTCTACAACAATTACTCAAAACTCCTACATTATCGCTTATAAAGAAATTACTGTCATTCCATTTAGTATTATGGTCGGAACACCATCTTGCAAACTCAACATCTTGAAACTCTTTATCTTTATAAAGCAGAGAATATGTCAATACAGGAAATGTAAACATATTTTCAGTTCGAATATCAGAGACAGTTTCCATAAATACTTTTTGATGTTCAATTAATTCATTTACATTATCTATTACAAAAGAACCATCGGGATATTCTACACCTCCAAATAATGCTTCGATATAGTGTCTATCAAATATAGAAACATTTACAAATGCTGTTTGGTCAATACGCATAAATGGCTGATTAAGGCGATATATCAATTTTTGAAAACTTTGTCTAATGTAATAATCTTTATCTTGTATTAGATAGTTAGTATCACAATCCTTTTTCCAAAAATAATAAGTCCATATAAGTATATTGGGAATACCAACAGCACCTGAACTTCTGTTACTCATATAAGATATGTATTCGATAACATCATCTATAAAAGTAGTCAAATGTTTTGGTGGCTGTGCATTATAGTTGTTAAGGAAAAATAATCCTTCGGTAGCCAAACGGGTCAAATCGTATGCAAAACAATATGGAAAAAAAGAAGTAGTTGGAAAATCATGTAAATAAAACCCTCCGTTATATTCAGTCTTAAACCACTCTTTAGCCGCTTTTAATCCATATTTTTTTTTCATTTCGTAGAATATTTTATTAGCTACTATGATTTTGTCAATAGATTTTCCCTTTTCACTCATCAGACTACGAATATCTTTGGTAGAAGCATTAGCATTGGCATCTATTGTGACATCAGCCACATTTTTATCTACAAATCCATCTATGAAATCAGAAAAATTTAACTGCGATTCATGAAATCCATTGAGTATTTCAAAATCCTCTCCATACTCATTAGACATTTTTATAAATTCTTTTTCAAAATCTTTGTTCATTTTTAAATTTATTTCCACTACTCACCACTCCTTTCATTAACCCATCTAACAGCTTCGCCATATTCCATAAACTTTCCATCTACTTCTAACATAGGAGCACTCATATATCCTTGTGCCATAATAGATTTTACAGCATTTTTGCCGTCTATAGTTTTATATTCAATTTTTTTATCTTTTAGTTTTTTTTCTAAAATAGTGCATTGAGTACAGTGGGTTGTATATAATGTTATTGTCATAATCCCTCCTATACAATTCTGCACCAAAAGAGGCGTTCATCAGAAAGTGGTGTATTTTCATTAATTGAAAAATTTACACAAAAGTTTTCTCCATATTCCTTGTTGTAAGCTTTTACTAAAGTATCAACATGACTAATAGCATTATTAATCTCTGCCCTCTTGTCTATCTTCTCTTTTTCCTTTAGTTCTACAGCTTTAATCTTAGCTTTTTCTAAACACTCGTTTTCACACTTGTTGCGTTCTGCTACTGTAGGGTGTGACTTGTAACATAAACCACACACATAAGTATTTTTCTTTTTGCCATCCATTTTTATTATACTTCCTTTCTTATTTTTTTATATCTTAATCGTTATAACGATGTTAAGACCATTTGTTAATATCTGTCACTATACCATTTACCATTTTGTGCCAATATGTTGCACCTTCATATTTTATAATTCTTATAGTAATATTGCCCTCATCTGACTCATAATCTTCTTTTAGCGTTATTTTACCATACCTCAATAGAGTTTTACTTAATACTAAATTTCGTGCATCCATATTTATACCCTCCTTTATTTTATAAATTTTAAATATTTTTTTTCTATATTTTTTCTTATAAGATAAATATATTGGCGTGAGCACCCATATACATCTTTTATAGTGTTTGGGGTTTCTCCTTTTAGTAATCTTATTAATATGTCTTTTTCGAATGTTGTCAACTTTGGTGCAAATTCCTTTAATAATATTTTAATTTCTGTTTCAGAAAATCCTTTGTTTGCATTAAAATCTGGTATAATGCTTTCATATGTTTCATCGCTTTCATATATTGTATCATCTAAGTTTATAAAAGACACCTCATTTCTGTTTCTTTTGTGGCGTGACCAATAGCGTTTATCGCGCTTAATATCTTTAAGCATAATTGTAATAGCATAAGTTGAAAATTTAGCCACTTCTTGCTTATATGTTAGTGCGGCTTTACATAAAGATAGTGCCAATAAATCATAATATTCATCATTTTCTAAATCATATTTGTTAATTATGAAATATATAAGATTATGATTGTCCTCTACTAGTTTTTGTTGTTCGATAGTTAACTTCATATAATCCTCCTTTCTTATTGTTAAGTGTATTATATCATAAATTGGTTAGGTTGTCAAGAATTAATCTGTAATTTCCACTTCATATTATATTTTTCACCTGTTCTATCATTGAATCTTCCCATTTAATAACTCCTTTAACATTGTCTGTCTATTTTCATCACCTAAACTATTAATTGCATCTTTAATAGTTTCAATATCCCCTATTTCAATCAAGCATTGTTCTTGCCTAGTTTGTGCCGTGTATAATAACTGTCTGTTTAAAGATGACTTATGTTGAGGTAATACTAAATTAATAATATATTTACATGAACTACCTTGAAATTTAAAGGGGTTTGTGGCATATGATAATAATAAATTATAACACTTTATTTTACTAAACACGATAATTTCTTCATCAATTTGTGCATTTAACACCTTATCATCAATAGATAATACTTTGCCTATTTGACCATTAAATATAGATGTTTTAGGTATTTCTTCTTCAGTAACATCTTCATCCCACATAAAATTATATGAATCTAATGAAATAGCGCTATAGTCATTTCTTATATTCATTATTAAATCACCTTTTCTAAAAACAATATCTGTTTTATCTTGTTTAGATTTCATAATATTTTCATTAGGTTTAGGTGGATTAATTTCTAATTGGATAAGATTATTAATGTTGGTTGCTCCAAAATCATATTTATTGTAAGGACTAAGAATACATATATCTTCTTTTTTAATACCTTTGTTAATTAAGCTCATATAAGTATCAACGATTTGGTCTACAGTGCCATCCGATTTGATAAAAGTATAATCTTTGTCTTTGCCCAGTATTACTTTATCTTGTTCACATTGCTCGTCAGTAAGATAAAATTTACCTTGTCTTGTTAATGTAGATACATAACTCGCTCCTCCATCTAAAAACCTAAAACAATGAGTTAAGGTACAAGTAGGTACGCTAGGACTTTCTAGTAAATCTTTAGCAATACGACCTATACCAAGACTTGGTATCTGACATGAATCGCCTACAAAAAATACTCTTATATCTTCATTTTTAATGGCATTTATAATCATCATCATTAAATCAATAGATAGCATTGAGTATTCGTCTACAATTAATACATCTTCATATATTGAGCCACTCATTGTCTTTCTATGAATTGTACTTGCAGGTCTGCCAGTTTGTTCAGTCATTCGTGCTGATGCCTTGCCTGTAAATGCTAGACAACAATATGAGTAATTATATTCGTCACAAGCATCCAAAATCGCTCTTAAAACTGATGATTTGCCTGTACCACTTGGAGCATCTAATACGCAAAAACTATGTTCGCAAAATGTTCTTAATACATTAGATTGTTCCTCTGTTAGAGTGCCATCTTTAATCTCTGTAAATTTGTGCCAATCCCAATCGAGTTTATTAGATTTAGCCAATTTATTTTTAATAAAATCAGCAATCCTAACCTCAGCCAAATATGTTCCTAACTTTGCTATATTCTTACTCTTATCATCATAGTAAATCAACTCACTTTTAATAGCTACTTCTTTTAATTTCTTAGTCAAGTTCCTATCAACCTCAGCTGTATATTGAGCCATAACATTTGCGTTCATATATGTACTGCCATCATATTCATTTCTAGTCAATACATCAAGCATTAAAAACTCTGTTCTTTGGTCTGACTCTAATAAATCTGGTCGAACCTCTTTTAATATTTTATCAGCTCTATCAAATGATTTTCCACATACCTTAATTAAGGCGAAATAAGGCTTTTCTTCGAGTAATTTATTGACTTTTTCGACTGTTGGATATAACTTACATAACTCTTTACAATCCTTTAATTCAAGCTCATATTGTCTATTTTTCTCTATGATATAATAGTATTTAAATTTCTCGTTAATTAACCTACAAAATAAGGCATGGCGAACTTCTTTAACACCTTTGATTTTTTTAAGGTCAATGTCATCTTGCTCACCTTGTAAAATCATACGAACATAATTCGGATATGATTTGTTTATTTGTTCAGCTAAATCAGGTGATGTAATCTCATATAATATTTCTCGCTCCATTTCGTCTGTGATAGATTTAATGTCATCAATTTGCATAGATGGAACAGATTTGAGGATATAGGATTTATTGCCCTTAAATTCGGTTTCTTCTATTTCAACGGTATATTCTTTGCCTTCGGATAATATAAGCATTGAATCCTTTATGCTAAAGTTTCCGTATTTATTTAATATTATTTGGTCATTATTGTCAAGTGGTATACATCCTAAAATTTGATAATTAGAACATTTAAATACTTCTTTAATGACCTTACATTTTAGTTTCATTTATTCCTCCAATCTTTAAAAAATTCTTCTGCCCTATATTTATCACATATTATATCTTCAACTATTTGATATAAATAAAGGCAAAATATAACCTAAACATATAATTAATAGAATTTTCATTATTCCCCTCCTATATTTCTATCGAACCAATTTATCCAATATACTTCTTTATGATGTAACATTTTAAAAACCTCCTTTAATAATATATATTATACTACATAAAAGAGGTTTTGTCAAGGGAAACTTTGTTTAATTTTTATACTCCTTTGGTAAAAAACTAAATATATGTGCTATGACGTCCACAGTCCAACCATTTCCAATAGTGCTAAATCTTTTGGTGTCACTTATGCCAGAAGTATATCCAATTGGTAATGTTTGTAGTATTTCAGCTTCTGTTACTGTTATTTTTCTAATTTTGTTATTTTTATCTTTTATTAAACAAAATGAATTTCCACATCTAAGAGTTGGTGTTTTTTTTATTCCTACTTTATTATCTTGCCAACCACTTGTGCAATTTAATTGTTGTATTATTTTATTGCTATGTATTATTTTTCCATATTGTTCAATTACATTATTTCTAACACAAGGCTTAAATGGTTGTATTTTTCCGTCTATTTCTATATTCTCAAGAATTTCCTGTAAAATAATATGTTTATCTTTTGGTTGATGAACATTAGGAATATTTGTCCAATACAATCTTTCTCTGTGTTGCCCTGAAACTAAAGCGCTATCAATTAAAAATGGCTCAACTTTAAGAATATTTGTAATAATGTTTTCCCATTTTTTAGCCATTTTAACATTTTCGAGAAGAAAATATTTTGGTTTTATTTCTTTTAAAAGTCTTGCATATTCCCAAAATAAATACGAAAATCCATCAAACTCAAATTTGTTTTCTTTTAATTCTAAATATTGTTCTAAAGTTGTCACTTGTATATTATCTTTTGTGCTTGCTCCATTCATTTTTCCAGCAAAAGAAAAATTTTGGCACGGACTTCCACCTATTACAATATCAATGTCTTTAAAATCATCACCTTTAATGTTTCTAACATCACCAATTTGTTCTATGTCATTCCAATTTTTTTGACTAATTTTAATTGCATTTGGTTCAACTTCACTTGCAAAATATTTTTCTATTTTAATTCCTGCCCTTTCAAATGCAATTCTGCCACAGCTAATTCCATCAAATAAACTTAAAACTATCATATTTTTATTCTCCTTTTGATATTATTTTTTCTATTCATCCTTGTCAACCCCATATCTTTCTAATTTCAAATCTAATGTTCCATCTTCGTTAGGCATATTTTTAAAATGAAACCCTTTATGCGTTTTTCTTTCTCCTCTGCATACTGCTCCTATATGTGATGACCAAAATTTTATATTATATATATTTGACATATCTATAACACATTTAGAATAAGAAGAATATATTCTATTTGTTTCTACACAAAGTACACCTTTACTATTTAATATTGCATTATGGTCTATAGTGTTGTTTACATTAGTAGAAGGGTCATATTTATATTCTTTACCCATTCTCTTTTTCAATCCTTTCTAATTGAAGTTCTAAAGTTTTATCTTCTTTTATTTGTAAGACTCTTATTATACTATGTTGAAAAGGAGTATCTTTATAATTTTTTACAAAAAAAGCATCATCTCTCCTATATCCACAAGCTAAAATTATGTTCCCTCTAGTAAAGTAATTTTCATCTTTTACATTACCATTTGTAATAGTTTGTTTATAGAATCCAAATTGTCCTTGTGGAATATTTAAGGTCACAACGTCTAAGTCAGGTGTAAGAATATCTACTAAATGGTTTTGGTCATTTCTATCTAACACAGTACCACAAATACGACTAATATCATATTGTTTCCATTTTCTTTTTTTATTCTTAGACATTTTCTCAATAAATCTAGGCTCTTCTGGCAGTTTATTAAATGACGTGATATTGTACTTAGTCAAATCAACATCATCAAGTTCATGTCTACCATTGTGATAGAATGATGTGCTGTCCATAGACCACTTATCAACATCTTCGACCTTAACCATATCTATATACTGTTTTTGCAACATTTTAGTGTTAAAATCATTTAATACATCTTGACTAGATAAACACTCTTTTAACCCGTCTAAATCTTTTTTCATAGCCTTTTCAAGTGATTTATCCACTATAATAAGCATATCATCTACATAGTAGTAATCTACTTCCTCTTTCATTGAATCAATGTAATGTTTCTCTAAATATGGTCTAGCAAATTTTGGCTCACATATATAGTGTTTTTTAGACTTGAATTTAGGGTCTTGACAATATAAATATTCTTTGCTTAGTACATATTGCTTGAACTTGTAGGCACGAATTAATTCAAGTGGTAAATTGACATTTAACTCAATACATTGTGCCATGTTTTGCATATTAAGAGATTCTTTTTTAGGATGCTCATATACACATAACCACTTCATCAAAGCAATACGATTAGTATTAAATGTATCAAAACAACCTGCTTGAATTAGTTTGATAAATTTTGACTTGGTTATAAGAGTTTCTTCTTTTAATTTTGTATAATCATAGAACTGTTTAAACGATGTATAAGGTCTGCCCTCGACAATCTCCCTAGCAATGTCTTGATTAATCCCACTAATACCACCTAGACCAAATAGGATTGTGTTGTTTTGTTCATTGGGAGTGAATGATACATCAGAAATATTAATATCGGGTGGTAATACAGGCACACCAAAGTTGATACTTCTATATATAGCCTTTGCAATCTTACCATAATCAGTAGTTTTTTTACTTGTTTCCTCTTCTTCACTTACACCTGCGTTAACTGATAAAGCTGAACAATTCCAATAACAAGTAGGATAAAAATGATATAAATTCATCTCTTGTAGTGCCTCAGCGGAATAAGGCTTTACATGGTTTCTACTAAATGAATAAGCAAGTTGAGGCTTAATACACTCTTCCCATACATAGTTTGCTATATTAATAGAATTATTATTGTCTATTACATATTTATAGAATTTATTTTTTAATTCCTCTACATCTTCACTTTTTTTCTTAGCTACAATCTTTCTCATTTTATCAGCGTCTACTAAGGTAAAATTACTAATCTCAGGTCGCATGGATAATTCCATAATATCTTCTTGTGTATTAGCTACTCCATAATTAGGTAACAACACTTCTTCAAGAGCTTTAATTTCACTTGGATTGGTAATACCATATTCCTTTAATTCATCATACCATAAAGATATATCTAACTTATATCTTAAAAATTTGTCAATAGGCTGTTCTCCATCTTTGACAGAAATACGCATTAGGGAGTTAGCATTAGCCATCTCATTAAGAGTATGAGGTTGAATCTTTTTAATACAAGCCCCTCCTACTGGTGTAATAAATTGGAATAAGTCAATGATTTGTCCATTAGAACATTCATCCCACATATCTTGATTGGTATAATTTAATACATCAGGATGAAGATATTTATTATATGTCTCTCTAATAGTAGATTGCAATTCAATTCGACCACCTTTAGGAAGATATTCTAATAAACACATTTCTAGCTTATCTTGACATTCTGTTGTTAAACTATCATATTTTAATCCACCTGCATAATCACTATCAGACATTTCCCATGCTGTAACTTCATCACCTCTAGGCGTTTTCATCTTAGAGTTTTGTTTGATATATCCGTCTTTAAATATGTATATGCCACTTGCATGAAGTGAGAGACCACTTACGAGACCTTCAATCATTTCAATGGTATGTTTTAAATCTACACTATATTCAGTAGATAGTCGATATACTTCATCGACAAACTCTGTAACAGATTTACGCTCTTTATCTTTATTTCCATTAAAACAATCGTTAATAGACCATTGTTTCCCTCTTTCAACAGGAACTAAAGAAGCTAAATAGTCTCCTTCATCATTAGTCATTCCTAATCCTCTACAAGCCGTTTTACAAGCTGATTTAGAGGTTTCTGTTCGGAACGTGCAAATATTAAGAATATTATCTTTACCAAATACTTCTTGTAGTCTTTTTACTATTTTAGGTCTGTTTCTAGCACTTGTATCTAAATCTACATCTGGAAATGATACACGAGAACTGTTCAAATGTCTATAAGCTGGTAAATTCCATTTAATAGGATTCATTTGGTGTATATCAATAAGATACATTGTATAATATCCTGTTACACTACCTCTGCTAATTCCTACAAAACCAATCTCCCAACATAAATCAACAATATAATCTACTAGATTATAATAAGCTGACATTCTATCGTTTAGTGCTTCCGATACTTTCCATAGTTCATTTAACTCCCAATTAATACGCATAACATTTTCTTCATTAAACTCTTGTTTTTTTTCTAAAAATCCTACCTCAATCATATAAAGCAAATATTTATCTTGTATAAAATCACTATAAGCAAAATTACAAATTCCCTCACATTGACTATACCACTCTTTGAATATATGCTTTACATTAAAACACTCATTAGACAAATCACGCTCTGGAATAATGGTAGTATGTTCCATGTCAATAAACTCAACATCTTTAGTAAAATTATATGAATTTTCTATGATTTGGTTAAAATACTCCTTGTTCATATAATCCTTTACATATTCCCACATTTCTTCCAATGACATAAGATAAGTGGTAGAATAGAAATCTCCCAACTCTCTTTCTTCAGAATCTCGACTTGTTAAAAATACTTGATGAACCAATCTATCTTCTTTTTTTAAATAATGTGTGTCATTAGTAATAATAAGAGGGATGTTATATGCTTTACTTAATGTCATAAGGAATTTATTATAATCTATTTGGTCTTGCTGGCATGATGGCTGAATCTCAAATACAATATTATCCTTGCCAAAAATACCAATCATCCATGTAACGAACTCATGTATTTTTTGTTTATATTGAGTATCATTAGTTGATAAATAGTTTAAGATGTGTTGAGCTAACTCTGAGCCAAGACAAGCAGTTGAACATAAAATATTTCCTTTATTGTCTCCTATAATATCTTCAATTTGTTGTTTATCAATAGGTGTTCTGACCATTTTTCCTGTTTTAAAACTGTTATCCCATGCAGTGGAGTCAATCATTCGTAATTGCTCATACCCAAGAGAATTTTTAGCAATGAAAATCAGATGCCAAAATTTTGTTACTCCTCCACCAACATAATTTTCTTTAATATCTATGTGGTCATCAATAACATATTCTTCTACTCCCAACCCTAATGTAAAATCAATACCTTTTTCCTTTAACTCTTTTACATATTGAATGGCTTGAATATGAGCACTAACTGAACTATGGTCAGTAATAGATATTCCTTTATATCCTAATTCTATTGCTCGGTCTATTAAAGGTTTTACTTTACATATACAGTCTAACATACGCAAATTTGAGCCTTTATCTGTATGATTGTGGTTTGATATATAATCCATACCTACTCCTTTCTAATTATATTATAATCTTCATCATAACACCACAATCCACAATCTTTTAATCTTTGTTCTTCAATATCTACATATTCTTGAGATAATTCAAAGCCTATAAATTTGCGATTGTTTAGTAATGCCATTTTATGTGTTGTGCCACTACCACTAAATATATCCATAACTATATCACCTTCATTAGACCATGAGATGATGTGGTCATTGGCTAGTTGTTCTGGAAACATAGCTGGATGCTGAAAAGCATCTTTGTCCTTTGTTGTTTTATTATAGCCTACTTCATAAAGCCACACATTCCATTTATTTCTAAATTCTTTTCCTTGCTCGTATTTTAATTGAGTAACAGTACCATCTTTATTTCTTTGTGTGGATGTTTTAGATGGTTTATAACCTTTAGTTTTTTCTTTTAATAAATTATGCGTGAGTGGTTTACCTTTTGACAAAACAAACATATATTCCCAACATTGAATATAGCGTGTTTGCTCTGGAAATGGCATAGCATTTTTTTGGTATATCATAGTATCATGAATATTAAATCCTATCTCTTTAAAGTATAGAGCTTGTCTCATTGGCAATAAAGTTTCGCTTCCCTTTTCTACTTTGTCTCCTACAACCCATACAATAACACCGCCTTTTTTAATCACCCTATATAACTCTTTTGCTATATTTTCAAAATCGAAACTATATCCATTATATGTTCTTAAATTGCTGTAAGGTGGACTTGTTACAACCAAATCCACACTATTATCTTTCATTAACTTTAATCCTTCCAAACAATCCATACAATTTGTTCCCCAATGTAGTTTATTTTCCATAATTCATCCCATCCTCCTATCCATTAAACTTATCTAAATTAACTAATCCCACTATCTCATCTAACCTTCTCGGTTTATACCCCATATAATCTTTCATACACCCTACATTAATTACATTTCCTCTGTTATCTCCGCTCTCTATACAAGATTCTCTTAACTCACTTCGCCACTTGTCTAAAAATTTATCTTCTCTTGTAACATGGATATGACCGCATAACATATATGTATCTTTATTATAAGCACATTTGTATAATAATATTGGATAATGACACATAATAATGTGTTTACCATTGTCAGTTATTTCTTTATAGTCTTTTATGTCAGCAAACCGCTTTTTTAATTCAACCGACATCTTTTTTAAATCGTGATTTCCTCGAATAAGAACTTTTGAGCCTGTTAATAAATCCAATATCCTTATCCACTCTTTATCATCTTTACTCCAACAAAAGTCACCTAAAATATATACTGTGTCGGATTTAGACACTACAGAGTTCCAATTTTGGATTAGTTTCTTCTCCATTTCTTCGATTGAGCCGAAATTTCTGTTATCGAACCTCATGACATTAAAATGCCCAAAATGCAAATCAGCTATATAATAATTACTCATATTTATCCTCCTTGTTCCTCATACTCGGAAATTTGTTTGGTAATTCTAAACAATCTTTAATTATAATTTCTTTCATGATTATTCTCCTTCTTCATTTAATTTATTTTCTAACCTACATATGGGGCATTGTATTGACTTTTCAATAAGTGGTTTATATTCGAATCCAAGTGATAAAAGAAACCATCTGTTGTCTTTTGTTACTATATCATACTTATTATAGCTAAAAACACTCTGACATCTCTTACAAGTATATTCAATTTCTTCTACATTATTTTTAATTATTTTCATTTTTAACCCTCCTTTAAATTAAAGTAATTATACGCAAATCCACATCTCTTGTGGTTAATTACTATTATACTAAAAATACCACTCATTGTCAAGTGGTATTTTTATGATTTTATTTTCTCTTTATAAAATGTTTTATTTTGCTTATAATGGTTTCTTTTAATTCGCCATCAATAGTTACAATATACTCTCTTTTACAGAAAATACAGTTAATTTTGTAATCTTTATCTTTTATATCTAACCAACCGCTATTTTTACCACATTTACAGTGAGCTTTAAAACTATTCATTTTTATCTCCTTTATATTTTATTTGTTTAATGATTCAATCATTCCATTTGTAAAAGACTGAATCATTTTATCAGCTTCTTTTTCAAATAACTCAATCAAATCATCCTTAGTATACTCCTTATTCCATTGGCAATTCCCATCACACCCAAACACATCGCCATTTTGTCTAATAATTTTAATGTTTTTCATATAATTATCACATAATAAACATTGAGCATCTTGTGAGTTTAAAAAATATTTAGCCATAAGGGTTATAACCAATGAATTTTTATATGCATCATTCATTTTAGTACCTCTTAAATCCTTCCATAATCTCTAAAATATCCTCTTTATTATCCTTAATATACTTGCATATATTATTAATAATTTCAATCTCGTTTTCATCAAAACCATATTCCAACTTATTCATATCCACTTCACACTTATCATAACTCTCTTTATGATATTTGTTAAAATTGATATAAGAAAAATCTTCTAAACTGTCATATGTAATCGGTATCATAGCTTCGTTTTCTTCGCCAAAATCAAAACCATTTGAAATCCATACAGTTAATGAATATTGGTTGATTTCAAATCCTATAGCACAATCGTTGCCGACTATGGTTTTTATGTCTTTAAATAAACTCATATTGTCTCCTTTTCTATCCCACTAGCTTTTTTATCAGCTTTATTAAAACTAATTAACATATTATATTTTTCTTCTCCAAATATTTTCAACCATTTCTTTTTATCCTTTTCGGTTTTCCAATTAAATGGCAACATATGATAATTAATAAGAAACAAAACATCTAATAAATCTTTGTTGTTCAAATCTAATTCAACCTCAGTCATAATTTTATAAGTTCCAACTTCAGCGTGTTGATAATAATGAGCCACTCCTTCTTCGTCAAATTTTTGCGTAAATAACTTACCATAATCATGCAAACTCGCTCCATAGCAGTATTTATCCTCATTGGTGTATCCCCCCCTAACAGACTCTATACAATGAAAATGTAAATCATATTTATGGTAAGGTGTATTCTGATTAAACCCAGCCATTTCATCAAAAGTATCATCAAACGACTTTCTTATATTATCAAAGTTATGTATAATAATCTCATCAAATCCTTCTTCATAAAATGGTACTTGAAAATTCATATACATTTTATTTATAACGTGATGTGGCACAGGATTATCACGATAAATATTATCTTCTAAGCATTGCTCAATTGGTTTTGCCATTATGTATGCTATTTTATAACAGTCAATCTTAGACACATTTTCAAGTAATTTTCTACGAGATTTGAGGTTGATATTAGTAGCATCTATTATCACGTTTTCATTAAATGTTAATCTATCTCTAACACGCTTATTTAATTCCTTAAATACTTGTTCATTGTGGTCTTGGTCGTTTATATCTCCATATAATTCAACCCTTAAATCGTCAGAGGATAGGATTTTAGCATTATATTGTTCAGATAACGCTTTAGCTTGAGTTGATTTTCCACTTGCACATATTCCTACCATAAGGACTAATGTTGGTTTATTCATTGAGTAACTCCTTTCTAAAAGATTGTTTTATAATATTAGATGTCACCATATTCATTAAAATCTCTACATCTTTATTTACTTTAACTTCGTTGTTTTTCATATAGTCTTCTTTTACTTTTTTAGCCTTTTCCACAGTTGTTCTTGCAATTTCTCGTGCCTCTTCTAGTGGAATAGGGGAGGTTTTAAGAGATAGCACATATTTTTTATCAATAGGGATGAGAATGTCTTTATAATCTTCTCTATTGTCAATATACCTACATAAAAAATCCCATAATCTTACTATGTGGTGGAGTTGCTTTGGGTCATATCCATACTTATCTATTTTGTCTTTTATACTTGGATAAGGATGTTCTAAAGCATTGTATTTTTCTAACATCATACCTACCATGCAATTAACACTTGCAAAATTATTATACCTTGCAATCGTTTCATTATTATCTATCATAGACTGGTATAAGTCTTTATAAGTAGGATTAATAACATAGTATTCAGTAAATAACAGTTCGATAAAATTAATATTTTGTTTTTTAAAACACTCAAACATTTTTCTAATATCTTTAATGTCACATTGTCCACCATCAGCCATCTCACTTGTTGTGCTGATAAGTGGCTTATTTAAAATAACATCATTTATAGAAGGTATGATAATGGCTTTGGTGTCGATATCTGAACCTTCATAATCCATTTCATAATTTTGTGAACCATATAGAAATACACCTACTACATTATAACCACGAGATATCAATGTGTTATAGTGTTGTTGCACTATTGATTGTACTTGTTGTTTATCCATTAATTAAACACATCCTTTTTAATTTCTTTAACTTTATTTATACATAAAGTATTTAGTGTTTTAAAATTAATTGTAGGGTTCTTAAACTCTTTTAATATATGCCACATTTCTTCATTTATTAATTCATAAAATATCCTACTTAGTAACATAGGTATATATTTAGATATCCACCCATTTTGCTCTATTTTAATTTTTTCATATTCTTTTTCAACAAAAGATTGAGTTATATATTTTTCCACTATTTTTTCTTCAATTAATACATTGCCAATTATTGGTGCTCCCATTTCTTTATGATTTTTTTCTTTAAATTCACTTGTTACAATTTTTGCCCATGTTTGTCTACCATATTTGTTATAGAAATCATAATTTTTTATAACAACTCCTTCTCCTGTACCTTCTCCGTCTTTAATTAAAAAATTATTAATTGTTGTACAGTATAAAAACTTCTCTAAATCTCCATTTTTTATAATTCTTAATGGCGCAAGATATTCTATACTAAACTCTTCTAATAATGGTTTATATATTTCATATGGTAAATATTCTAAACCATCTTCTTTGTCTATGCATACATCAAATACATAAAATTTTCTCCAAGCATCGTCACGATATGTTTTTAACGAGTGAGGTACAAACCACTCGCCATATAATCTATGTGTAGGGTGCTTGTGTAAATATTCAATAATATTATTTTGTTCTAACATATTAGCATAAAATCCCGCATTGTCATTATCAAGTGTTAATTCTCTATTTCTTGAACCACATTTTAACTCACTATTATTATTTAAATAGCATTGAGAATTTGTGCCATCAATCTTAGGAAATACATAACATATTCCTATCTCTTCGCCTTGCACTTCATCTGTGCCGAATCTCTCAATATGTTGATATTTTTTAAATTCCATATTACCTTCCTTTCTTAATTAAAATCAAACCCCTAGCGATAGGACTCGAACCTATGTTACACTTATCGGACACCATGTCAATGTGGACTCGAACCACCCTTACTACCATAGACTAGGGAATATTTTAATCTACATAAAACTTTTTATTAATTTCATATAAGAAATCTACTAACTCCTCAACACTATTTTCAAAATCACCAACCATTTCTATAGTGATTGGCATTTCATTTTGAACAAATGATTTTAAATAATGTATTCTGCCCTCACATAAACTCAAATCATCCCATATCATTCTCCGTCTTTGTTCACTCATAACATTTCTCATATTTATTCTCCTCTACACTTTCCCATAGTACACCACAATCCATACAAAACGAATATATCACCGTTGATAATGTCTATTGCTCTTTTTAAATCCATTTTTCTCTCCTTTACCACCACAAAGCCAATAAACTAGCTTTAAAAATATCCATAAATTTATTATGAATATCTATATAATCTTTATCTAATAAATCTTTAAACAACAACACCTTACATAACTCTAACATTTTATCAATGCACTCTTGTAAGGTGTACTCTTTTCCATTTACATCAACCTTGCAAAATTCACAGTTTACATTGTTAACTTCATTATACATCATCAATCTCTCGTAAACAAAAGTTATAAATGCTTGGTTTATATCCCATGTTTCTCGCTCATCAAATCCATATTTTTCTTGCTGTTCTTGCAATAATTTTTGTCGTTTGTCATTAGGAATACATTTATAATCATAATTGATGTCATCTAAATATTTTCTCATTTTTTATTCTCCTTTAAAATATATCATCAATATCTATGATACCTTTATTTTTCTTTCTTTGTAGTAACTGAGTTAAAGGAACAAATCCTTTTATTTTATGCGACTCCCAATAATAATCAGGGTCAAAAACTTCTGTCTCATCACAATTTATTGTAAAAATAATCAGTTTTTCATCATTATTATAATATATACCATCCATCTCAGACCCGTAGCAGTCATTTGTGTCATTATCAGTACTGCTCATTAATTCAACATCTTCGGGAATATTGTTTCTTATAATAATATCTTTTAATTCAGCATAAGTCATTTTTTATTTCCTCCTTTGTATGTTCTATATTAGCACACATTAGACTGTTTGTCAACAAAAATTTTCTTAAAATATATCATCAATATTCATAGGTTTTTTAGCCCTTAAATTGACCTCAATTTTGTCAATAATGCACTGTGGTGTATTTGTACCCCTAAAGCTATTAATCGCAAATTCACCTATCAAATCTATCAATAACTCCGAATTTTCCCCTATATGAAATATCTTATCTTGGTCATCATGTGAGACAAAGAATTTTATATAATCAATTCCTTTGTAGGTGAATTTTATTGTTGTGCCATTTTTACCCATAACACGAATATCGTTTGAGTTGATTTTGATATTTGAGATATGAAATGAAGGTTTAGGGATAGCCACATTCCACAACTCATCATAATCTGCAAACTCTTTAAATAAATACTTTGGAATCTTACTAGGGGTAAACGATTGAGTAACATTATAGATAACCTCTGTGTCTAGGTCAAGACTGTTACAATAATCCTTTAACTTGCTTAAATCCTTTTCTTTAAATCCAACTCCCCAAGCCATTGAGTGACCTTGATTTATTATCATTAAACCACTCTCGCCTAACATATCTTTAAATGGAATAGGCGAACGAGCAGAGCCAAAGTATTCATCTCCGTTTAGGTATATTAATAATGTCGGTTTTGTATACTTCTCTGATAATTTACCACAAGTAAGTCCTGTGTAGGCACTTTTTTCTGTAAAAGCAAATATCACTTTATCGCTCTCGTCAATCGTAGGCAATATTTTTTCATACATATCCTCTACGATTTTCTTTTGTTGTTTGTGAGCATCTAAACATATGTCTAGCATTTCTTTATATTTATCTTCGTTTAAATCTTCAGCAAAGCATTTTAATAGTAGATATTTATGTTCGTCTATATTCTCACGAATCAAGGCATTTATCTTTGGTATGAGCGAAAATGCTACATCTTTAGGTGTGATAGTGTCTTTATCTATAAGGTTATCATATAGATATTTCAAGAACGGATTTGTGATATTTCTTAATCCAAAATAGACATATGTTCTATTTTCCAAAGGAGCAAGGCTCATTACATCTCCAATTAATCCACAAGCACATAGGTCAATATATTTCCAACCCATTTTTCTACCAGATTGATTCTCGCAATATGATATAAATTTATATACAACACTAGCCCCACAAGCGAATTTGTTCTCAACATTTTCTGATAATTGGTTATTAATAATTGTCGCATAAGGTGTCTCATACTCACTCTCATGATGTTCCAATATTAACACATCAACATTGTTGTCTTGTAGTTGTTTATGTTGTTCATAATCAGAACTACCAGCATCAGGCACGATTAGTAAGTCACATTTATTGTTGTATACACAATCTAATACATCTTGAGTTATGCCATGTATTTTGCCCTGATTAATAATGGTAAATATTTGAATGTTTGGATTGAGTTCTTTTATATATCTATACATCATAGTATAACTTGTCACGCCATCGTTGTCAATATCAGCGTAAAGGCATATGTTGGATTGTTGATTTATATGATTTATAAACAGTTCATATGCTTGATGATGATTATTATAGTTGGTAAAAGGTTCGATTTGATAACCTGTTGGAGCGAGATAATCCTCAACATCTTCCACACCACATTTATTCAAATAGCTTTCAAGTGTTATTTCTTCATGGGGCTGATAAAGTGTTTTTATTTTCATTCAACCCCTCATTTCCTAAATGTAACATTTTTAATATGCTCGGCTTGCTTAGTCACAAACATATCTTCATTACTAACTTGATGTTTATAGTGTTCAGGCATTGATAAATCAGTTTGGTTCATACAAGCTATAGCTATAGCCGCCACAATTGATATAACGCAAACCAATGGACTAAATGTAACCCATATAAAGGTTAGTATAATATATATTACTAAAAGCAATCCCAATATTTGAAATATTATCATCAATTCAACATCCTTTCATTCATTTTATGGCATATGAAATCATATATCTCTTTTAATATTATACCGCTATAACTTTGTCTCTCTTCATTAAAAAAACTATATTGGTCTGTATACTCCTCCCATACTATACTACCTACATAAATATTGGTATCTTTTTCATATATGGCATATGGTATTTTATCTTCAGAAAACTCTATACCTTGATTGTATAACACAGTTATCACATCTTCAGTAAATGGCTCAATCTTTAGATATTTCATTTTCAATCTCCTCTCCACATTGCTCACAAACACCATATTTCTTACTACATACCTCGCATACGCAATAACTTTGCTGACCACAATATTTACACTCGGATTGTGATAGAGATACCATATAGTGTTGTGATTTACATTTATTACATATCATAATCTACCACCTTCATTTTCATTTCAACTCCACATATTCTACCTTCAATATTATTATCTTCTATAAACCTATCTGCCTTATAAACATCTTCAAACATCATGGCTTTATTTAGCTTTACGGTATATTGAAATGCGTGTTTATGGAAATAATCTTTAGAAATATATTTGTCAACTCCGTCTCGTTTTACTATAATCGCACATTTGACTAATGAGTGGTGTGTTCTTAATGTTTTATTATCCATATCTATTCCCTCCATGTATTATAAATTTCAATAGTTGGTTCTTCAATCTCATCGTCTATATAATTAATGATAATATCCTTAGACAAAAAATTGCTAAATTCATATAGTTGCTCTATGTTAAAATCAATATAAAGATTTTGATATGGCTCTCTATCATAAGTTAATTTATCTACAAATTCAATCCTTTCTTTATTGTTCATAACATAATCTGATAACAATGGTACATCTTGAATCATTACTTGATATTGTTCATGCCATACTGTTACAATTTTAAATTTCATAATCATTCTCCTTTATTTTTTCTTAATTATATCATAGATTTATTTGGTTGTTAAGGATTATTATAAATCAATACACACATTATAATCTACATAATATGTCGTTAAGCTATCACTATGATATTTACAAAATTTATCTATAGCATTTTGTAGTTTTTGTAATTCATCTTCGTCTACTCTGTCAAAAGCATCTTCAAAACTATCTTCTAAAGCATTGGACACAATATCATAAGCATTTAATGTGAATGGAACTGCTTTAGTTCCCCATACATAATTAGGCATTTCATCTTCTTCGCTATAATAATAATCCTTAAACTCGTCTATATCGTTAAAATATCCCTCATTATATCTATAGCTATCACTAAATAACACAATCATAGATTCTTTTGGTACTGTATCAAAAGTATAATGTTTTGCTTTATCTACTCTCATTTGCTCGTTTATAGATTTTTTAATTAATCGTTTTTGTTCTTTTAATTCTATACATTTCTTAGTCTTGCATTGTCCATAGCTATTTAATGGATTTCCACAACGTTCACATAGTCTAATAATCCCATTATGACAATGACCACAATTTTCTAATATTCCTCGTTCTTTATCAATCATCCAACCATTTCCACCACAATGCGAGCATAACGCTTCATTTTCTTTTGGGGGCTTTGGTAAGATTGTGAATTTTTGGTTGTTTATTTTTTCAAACATTTTTACTCTCCTTTTCTATCTCTTCGCTTAACTTACTTAATCTGTCTACTACACACTCCATATCTTTATCATATCCTTTTGGCGGTGCTAAATACCAACCTTGTGCAAACAAACTAATTAACTCTTCGATACTATAATTTGATACTAAAGCAAGTTTAAATATTAACTCTTGTTGAGATTCGCAAGCTCTTGCTAATTGTTTGTCGTAATCTATAAATATATTATTCATCATTATTCTCCACTTCATAATCCACGGTAAAATCATAATCTATTTTATCAACATACATTCCATACCATTGATTCCAACATTCCATAATTAAATCAATATCATTATCCATAGTCTTTTTAAATTCATCATGGTCTAATGATAATGGTTTGCCATCATAATTAGGTATTTGTTTTATATTTATTGTTATTTTCATTATTCAATCACCTCAATCTTCATATTTATGGGCAAACACCCTTGAAATATACAACTCATCCACTTCTTATCCTCTGGAGCACCCTCTTCATCGTAATAAGTATTTACAATAAAATCCCCCACTTCATAAATTATTATCTTTGATTTAGTGGTATCTTGTAACTTATCTTGAAATGGTCGATAACAAGTCTCTAAATTAACCACTTTTTTAAATACTTCATTTATAGCTGTTTCCATAAACATCAATGTGCCATCATTCCTAATAAAGCTCGAACTATAATATTGTGGTGATAGAATTGGATTATATCTAACAATTAATTTATACACGCTGTTATCAAAATTAATATCTCTTTCAACTATATTTATGGAAGTGTCCTCATCTATAAATCTAAATATTTGAGTAAACTCTATAGATGTTAAGTGGTTACTTTTTTGGTTATCCTCGGTTAATCTGCGTTTAATATATTGATAGCTTACATTGTTATCATTGTTATTATTTACTTGTATTCCATGTTTTTCTTCTTGTTCTTTAAAATCTATATCGTTTATTGTAGATTTTATTTCTACTATATTATTTGGGTTATATTCCATCCACATTTTTTATTCAATCCTTTCTTTATTATTTATACAATACGCAACTATATAATTTAGCTCTTTTGGTAAGCTAACTTTATATGTTATAGTATTCCTACTGCTATCAGAAACTTCCTTGCATATTAAATTATCATTGACTATAATTACAGAACCATCTTTAATCATTATATAGTATCTAACTTCATCTTCATCATCAAATTCCGCAGGTGAAACAGATAGTATGGATATATCATCTTTTAATCTTAATAACCCTTCATATGTATTGATAATATCAAACATTTTTTTATTCTATCCTTTCTTTATATATTTTCCTTTACTAGAAACACTTGCAACATTTTGTTTTACAACATCTTCCATAAATTCCCTACTATATTCAACAGCATAAGCAAACCTACCTGCAAAATATACATAACATTTTTCTTCCATTGCCTGTGGTACAAATACATATGTATTAGCTGTAGTCATTGCTTGACCGCCTATACCACCAAAACCTAATGCTGTACTACCCCATGTTTGTTCAAAGATGTGGATTTCAAAATCATCTATACAAGGTTTAGAGTTTAAAGTATAGTCTAATCTATATGGTAAATCTGATTCAATTGCAAGCACTTCTCGTGCTATAATTGTTAATTTGTTTGACATTTTTATTTTACCTTTCTTTAATCTGTATAAGCTATAAACTTAAATTTACCATTTTCAAAATACTCAAACCTGCCACCGAATGAACCATCAACGACTTTTCTAACATCTTCCATTAAATTTCCTTTTGGATAAACACCCTCTTTAATCATAGAACTTGCTGTATGTGGATGACTACGATAATCAATTTTTGTATTATCTAAAGGCTTTGGTTTGTATTCTCTGATATATAAAGATGGATTTCCAATAGATATGGGTATATCTCTATAATCATCTTCTTCAGGTTCAAAATCACACTTATTACATATTAAAGGCGCACTTACACAAGCCGAACATGGTGGATTAATATGACAAGTACATTGCTCTACTCTTCTATATTCCAGCATACCTTTCTTACATTCAGGACAAATATCCCCTTCTTCATAAAATCTATTATACATTTTACTCCACTCTCTCCTTTTCTCTTTTTAATTTCTCCCAAATATATAATTGTTTTTTAATAAATCATTGACTAATAATTGAACCACTTGATTTACACTTAAATCATTAAAACACCCATCTTTTTTCATTTCTATGGCTTGCATATATAAAGCACCATATAAAAAATATAATTTTTGTTCATTATTCAATTAACTCACGCTCCTTCCATAATATATCAAATCTTTCTCTATCAAAGTCAAATATATTCTGCTTATACATATCTTTGTACCCCATATTATTGTAACACACATCAACCGTCATATAAGGACTAAGTAACTGCCATATTTTATTCACACTCTTTACAAAATCCTCATATTCCTCACTATCCACATCTTCAAAGTCATTATCAATAGCAATAGTACATTTTTCAATACCCCATTTTACTAATTGATTAGCACGATATTTGCCAAGATTTTTACCATACATTCCTAATGTTATAGATTTATCCCCAAACCATGTGTCTGACTTTAATACTGCTTTTTCCCCTTCAACTAATATCACTCGTTTAGATTTTTTTATATATTCAAGATTATGATTAATTCCATAAAATGCCATTGATGTTGCAAATTTATATGTTGTGCCATCAAGCAATGATACAGGAATATATTTTGCTCGGTCTACTAATTCGGGTAGCCAATTTCTACACCTTATGCCTATGATTTCGTTCTCGTCATTATAACATGGGATAGTAGTACATTGTAATCGTGGATAATAGCCTATTTGGTATTTAGCCATACTTTCTATCGAGATTCCTTCATTTATCCATTGTAGAGGATATATAGGGTCAAAAAAGCCTATAATAGATGGGTCATATTCCTCAACCTCACTATACACATTCTCATGTTTTATAAACTTACTCCACAACACATTATAATCATAACCCTCTTTTTTCTTGGGTGCAATGCGTTTGATGTTATCAATTTCTATATGGCTATTGTCGACTATGAAGGAAACCGCATCCATAAAGGTTGTTTCTTGACCTAGTAATTGTAATCTTGTCTGCACCAAAGCTATAATGTCATTAACATCACAATCATGGCTGAAGCATTTGAATGTTTTGGTATCAAGGTAGAACCTTAAATTTGCCCCACCGCTGTACGAATTAATGTTATGACACCCCGATAAACAATGCCACACTTTATCTGTTTTGGCTTGAATAGGTATGTCTAATGCTTGTAAGATTTGCTCATAGTCTTGTAAGGTTAGTTGTTGTTTAAGTTTACGAATATCAAGTTTCATTTAGATACCTCGTTGTTGTACTGCCTCTATTGGAATATTTAAGTGTAAAAATAACGGAACTAACATACAAAGACTAATCACCCCTAATACCATAAAAATTAAACCTGCCATACTAAATTTATTATTAAACAACACATCTATAAAAAAACATAAAAAACTGAAAGGAATAAACACAATACCTATCATTAAAAATATTTCCCAGACCATTTATCTTTCCTCCTTATTTAGTATGCAACCATGTGTTATTAAAATCATTTTCATACCATTTAGGACATTTTATATGAGTCCATTTAGGCTCTTTAATATCATTGTTCCATTTATCTGTTAACAACTCTCTATATCTCTCATATACATTATCAGTTGTTATAATTTGGTCTTTGCCTTTTTGTCCTTTGATATATAATGGTTGAAATGTAGGATTGTCTCCAAATGTGTCTTTATAAAGTATATGATTTTTATTAGATTCGCCATCTAAAAACTCATCACACATTCCACAAAGTGTAAAATATCCCATGTGATGTTTTTTATTTCTCTCATAGTATTCATCGCACAATTGATATAGATATTGTAATAAAAAATATATACCTTGACTGGATTTGTATTTTATATTTATAGGGTGGTTAGCATGACCTCCACCATTATTAATATAAGTTAATAATATTTGGTTAATCTCAGTTATTTGTTTATTTAATCTCAAATCATCCAATTCCATAGCACTAATTCTTAAATCCTCGTTTGTTAAAAATACTTGCATTATCCTAACCTCCTAAATTCAACGCAATCCCCATCAATCATTTTATGGAAGTATAAATCATTAATATATTTAATAACTCTTATTTTAGTGTTGTGTGCCTCTATACAACCCTCTTCGTAAAATTCCTCATCAACTAAATACTTACCATATCTCAACACTTCTTCTTCGCTAGGAATAAATACAATATTCTTTTCCATAATATACCTCCTTAAATCAATCAAAATAACCATCTCTTTAATATACTATGATTATAGCATAGAGATGGTTACTTGTCAATAACTATTTATAATTTTTTTATCTTAATATTATATACTCACCTTCGTTTCAAAATTCGTTGCAATAACTTTACTTGTTTTATCTGATTTAGACAATCTCTTTTTCAACTCATTAGCAAATGCTATTTTTGAGTCTTGCTCACTATGGACTAAGCAAATTTTTGTATAATTTAATTGAGTGTAGTAGGATAAAAGTTGTTCGTAGTCCATGTGAGAGGAAAAGGAATTTAAAATAGTAATAGGTGCTTTATTAGGGATTTTCTTACCATCTATTTTAATCTCTTGCAATTTACCACTCTTAATCTTACCAGCCGTAGATTCAGGAGTTGAATATCCACAAAACACTATGCGATTTTTCTTTGAACCTAATAACTCCTTAATCCAATATGTAGCACGACCACCTGATAACATACCTCCTCCACCTATAACAAGCATAGGCTCATTAATTTTACTCCAATGCACAGTATCTTTAAAATCGCTAGTCCATAAGCAATCATTCCAATTATATACATTATGCCATAAATCTTTGTTGTTGTCAATCATATATTCCCATACACTACAAATACTTTTACCTAATGGTGTATCAATTAATATCTTAATAGGTGACTTGCCCTCATACATATCATATAAGGTGGTTAAAATCGTTTGTAAGCGGTCTAAACTGAATACAGGTATTAACACTTTACCTTTTGTATCTAATGCTTGTTTAATCGCCATATCAATCTTTTCTCGGTCTTTTAGTCTATCTCTTGATTTATTTAATCTAGTATTATTAGAATATGTACATTCACCTACAAGAATATCTACTTGTGGCAACGGTTGTATATAGTCAAGATAATAAGTGTTTGTTGAATTGCTTATATCTCCTGTAAAACCTATTTTTTTAACATTGACCCCATCATTTAATTCCATATATACTTGACAAGCACGAACAATATGTTGAGCATTATAATAAGTAAATGATATAGAATTACATATAGATATAGGAATATTTAAATCACACTCAATAACATGGGATAGTGCCATATCAACATCACTTTGTGTATATATGGGTTTGCGATTGTACTTTTCAAAATCCTTTTGGTATATATGTGTACAATCTTGCCACATCAGAGTAGCAAGCTTTTTACAATCTTTAGGCATATATATAGGACAATTTGCACCATCTTTGAATAGTGAAGGGATTAATCCTTGATGGTCTTGATGAATATGAGTTATAATAATAGCGTCAAGTTGTTTTGGTTTAATGTCTTTGTGCCTTTTAGAATTGATTTTATAATCTTCTTCGTCATCAGAGGTTTGTCGCAAGCCATAGTCTACTAATATGGTTTTGTCTTGGAATCTTACTAGACTACAAGAGCCTGTTACTTCGGTTGAATTTGAACCTATAAATTTAACATAGGGGTTTTTAATTGATTTTGTCATGGTTACTCCTTATCCTTTAAGTTATCCTCTAACCTTTTACAAGCAATATCAAAATATTTATCATCCATTTCAATTCCTATATATCTTCTATTTGTGTTTTGACAAGCTACACAAGTTGCACCTGAACCCATTGTATTGTCAAGAACCAACATATTTTCGTTTGTGTATGTTTTAATTAAATACTCTAATAATGCAATTGGTTTTTGTGTAGGGTGCAATCTTAAATCAACTTCATCTGAATATGCTCTATTTTTTTGAGGGGTAAAAGGCACTCTACAACTAACAACTGATAGAGGGTTTCTTAGTCCTGTATCAACTTTTCTTGTTCTTGTGGTTGGATTATAAATTGTATTTCCAACATATTCATTCTCTTTAAAAGTTTTTCTTTGTGTTATAAATTCTTTTTCTTCAATTAACCATTGTTGAGGATTATATGTGTATTTACTATTATTTGAAAACACGACTACATTTTCATGTATTTTTTGATGTTTTTGTTTTACTTGCATACCACTACCCGCTTTATTTTTTAACCAACATAATTCTTCTCTAAAATTATTAATATTACTACATATCAATTTACTTGTAAAAGGTTGGCTTCCAAATAAAACAATTACACCATTAAACTTAATGATTTTATTCAATTCAGTCCACATTCCTATTTGTTTGTTATTATCAAAATAGTCTCTAAATTTTAATATATCATAATCAAACTCTTTCATAATTTTATTGTTTAAAATGCATTCTTCATATTGATATTTTTTGTTATTTATGATGACATAATCATTAAAAGGAATAATACTATCCCACTTACAAGCAGTTGTTCCGTAAGGTGGGTCAGTTAAAATCATATCAACACTATTATCAGGAATACCTTTCATAACCTCTAAACAATCACCCTTAAAACACATACCATATTTATCTTTGTAATCTGCTGATTTATATAAATCTTTTATATCCATTTACAATATACTCCCTTCAATTTTATACGGTTTATTATTTTTATCTGTCACCCAACAATCCTCAATATCTCCTGTTCCTAAATCAACATGAACCCATAATTTAATATTTTGTTCTTCACTACCAAATCTTACCTTATATAAATGTATTATCCTATTTGGTTGTATATGATTACCGAACCCTTTTCTATCCTTTAATCCACTTATATAAGTTTTAGACAGTTCATATTCCTTTTTTCTTAATGGCATCATAACTCCAGCGACATCAGCCTTGTTCTGTACTGCTCTTGAACCCGAAATACACCCAGCATTAATTATTTCTTGTATCTCTATATTAGCATTTGTTTGGGTAAATGTCAAGACAGCTATGTTATATTTTACGGCAATATCTTTTAATTTAGAAGCCATAGTAGCCAAAGCCATATCACTTCTAGTAGTTATCCCATTGTTTTTAGCTACTTCGCTATTTAAACTTGCTTGCTCACTAATATAATCCATACAAAAATATTCAATTTGGTGAGTCAAAACATGCTCTTGTACAGTCATTTCTATGCTTGCTAAAGTGAAATTAGGCATTGATACTATATATATTCCACTATCTTCTAATATCTTAATAGCACAATCTACTCGCTCTTCTTCATTATCTTTATATGTACCATTTAAAATATGATTTGTCGGCACTTTGCTAATACTAGATACAAATTTAGGAGTTACTTCATACAAATTATCCATTTCATATTGCAAATATAAAGCATTAGCATTTCTATATGATGGATTTAATATATATGATTGAGATTTTTTATCATATATTTCTTTGCAACATATATTCACAAGATTAGATATGCCTAGCGTTGATTTACCCGTTCCACTAGGCATAGAATATATAGTTAATTGCCCTTTAATCAACCCTCTCGTAGCCGTATTTAGATAAGGTGTAAATGTAGTTGCTCCAAACATAGGTGATTCCATAAATTGATTTTTTATATCTATAAATCCATCTCCTGCTTTAATCATTTCATCTTCGGTATTAGTAACAAATTTTTTCTTTGCTTGAATATTGACTGTTTCGAAATAATTTACAATTTCCTCAATTCCAACCTTATCCAACCCACCCATTTCCTTATCCCAATCTTTACCCTCGTCAAAAAACTCTTTAATATCAAAGCCGTTGTCTTTATAGAAGCGTAGAATTGAGAACCTTTTTGTTGTTTCATAATAATAATCAATAACATCAGGGTTTGATATTATTTTAAGATTGGGTACAACTTCTAGAAAATTATTATCATTACATATTTCTAAATACTCCTCGTTCCCTTGTAAAAAAGTATCTAATACAATTTCATCAATACTTTCCACACCCGTTTGTAACAATCGGCGTATAGACCAAAACAAAATTCTATGAAACATACAAGGTGCAAAATCTTCACCTTCTAAATGAAATCTATTGTTTAATAATAATTTGGGCTGATTTAATAAACAACCCAATAATAAAGAAGAAGCTTGCATTGAATACAATTTACTCATATCTAATCTCCTTTCTAATCATCAATTTCTACCTCGTAATTATACATCGCTTCATATAATTTTTGTGGAAAATTATGATATTTTTTCTTATATTCATCTGCTATTTCTTTGATATGATTTTCTTTAAATTGTTTATAGGCTTGAAATGCTTCGTTTACAGTAGTGTACGAACCTATATATACCATTTTCCCATTTTTACTACATCTTGCAACATATTGTTTCAAATGTTCAACATATCTGACACCTATTGGAAATTTCCCTCTAACTTTGTCGCACTTAACAAATAATGAGTTCAGTCTTGAATCCACTAAAGAGCAACTATCGGGACTATATACTTTGTTTCCTTTAATCAATATATCTTTATCCAACACAGTGCAATCGTCACACCATAAATTTTCTTCATACCATTTAGCAAAATTTTGGAAGCAATGAAAATATGGGTCTACTGTACAATCTTTATATGTAGGTGATTTAATATGAAATCTGGGGCTATAACACCTTTCAAGCATACCACTCCATATATTATAAATACGATGATGATTTTTAAGACTATAATTTCCCTTTCCCATATAACCAACATTAAAAACGCTTGGATAATTAGGGTTTTTTATTTCTCCATTTTTAAAACTATAATATTTTTGATTAACAGCAGTATAACCATCATCAAATTCAATATCTATATCTTTGGTAGTATTGTATCTAACGATTTTCATTTTTATTCCTTGATTATTTGTGTTTACTTCACCTAATCTATTTATTATTTTAGAATATGGATAATTGGGATTTTCAATCTTTTTAGTTTGAAAATTTTGGTATGTCCTTTTAATAATATACCCATCTTCAAATTTTATATCAACATCCATAGCATTTTTATAATCTATAATAGTCATCAACAATCCTTGATTATTATAAGCTTGTTCCCCTATTCTATTAATAGTTCTACTATCTGGATATTTACGATGTTTTACACGCCTAGTTTTAAAACTATCGTATTGGGTGGAAACCCTAACACCATCTTCAAATTCAACAACTATATCTTGATTATTTTTATATTCAACAATTTTCATTAACAACCCTTGATTGTTAAAATTTGTCTCTCCTATTCTGCTTTCCTTTTTTGATTCTGACATTTACTCCTCCTTATAAATCGCATTCATCAATAACAATTTTCTTTTCTCCGTCAATATAAATTTTATATCCTTCTACCACATTTTTATTAGGTAGTAATATTAATACACCATCTTTATTATCGCTTTCCATAACTACATATTTGCTTGATTTATCAATGGATATTTGCTTATATTTGTTATGGTCTCTATCCAATATATACCAATCTAAAAATGTTCTCCATGAGAAACCTCTCACACAAGTATAAAATTCTATTTTGCTATTCATTTACTCCTCCTTGAACATTCTCTCGCAATCTTTTTCTAGTCTTGATTCATATGGTTTTAAATCTTGCAGTTTCATTATTTATTACCAAATAACCTTTCATTAATCACTTCAGATATTGTATAACCAATCTCATTCCTATCTAATTCATTAAAAGGATATTCTTTGATATGTTCTTCAATCTTTTTCTTAATTAATGGTCTACTATTCGTACATTCTTCATCCATAATCTTAACTAAAGGACTTTCACTTCTATCCCAAGCATCTTTTCGTCTAAATAAATAGTATGAAATATCTTCATCTTGGAGCGTTTCTTTAATCTTGTCTTTTAATATTTGTTCTAAATCACAATCACATTGAGAATTGATTAAATCAAACACAAATTCATGTGAAATGTTTGACAATATTCTTTCAATATCTGTTTCTTTTTTTAATAATTGTCTAAAACTATATTGCAATTCCTCTTTGGCGATTTCTTTAATTTCAGATTCAGATAGGTAATCTTCTATATTAATTTTTAGTTCCATTATCTCACCTATTCCTTTCCTTCATATACCCCATCAATGCGTTCCCATACAAGTTTAACCACATCACTTTGAAAATAGTGGTGAAAAATACATATTTATAACTATCAAAATTTATCTTCTTAACTGTTATACTTTTCATTAAAACTCCACCTCTACCTTTCTATCTTTCCTATCAACCCTTTTAACCACCTTAACTTCATCTTCCCAATCAATATCCTCAATCGCCTTTTTAATCTCTTCACATTCCATATAATAATCTCTAGCATCATTGTAATAAAACTCAACTAGATTCAATGGTGTGCCTTTTTCATGGAACATATTCATCTCAAGTATATCGTGCATATACCATAGAGTATATCTAATCCCACTATATTTCCATGTTGGATTAGATTCAAGAATATTTTTTAATTGACTACCGACAAGTACCCACGGTATATTTGATTTAGTATAACCTTGCTCAAGATATAGAGATTGAATGAAATCTGTGCATTTTTCCCTATCAGTACCTTTAAATGACTTAAAGTTTTTCTGTTGACGTTGTGGTTTTTTCTTGTCTTGTGCTTGTTCATAACATGATTGGTCACAATAATACATACCTTGTTTTGGGGAATAAGCAGTTGATTTGGAGATTTCTTTGTGACAAAAGCGACATTTTACTGTATTAGCCATTTTATTTTATTCCCCCTATATTATCCTTTAAAACATTTATAATGTGAAATTGTTGAATTTTTCTCATTGCTATGCAGTTTAAATATTCTTTCCAATCAAATGTTGATAATACTTTATAAATTTCACCGTATAAATCTTTATTATTAATTTTGATTTTATATTCAGCAGAATAATGTTCATTATCTTTTAAGATTTTGCCTGCTGTTCCGTCACCCCAATAACACATACGAATATCAAAATCTTTATCATTATATTCACTACTGTCTTGACGATAGATTGAAATATCTTTTAATTTTGTCGATGATTTCTTATTCAACTCGCCACTCTTAGGTCTACAATAAATATTAAAGCAACAATGTAAATCTCTATCGGTGTAATGTTTAATCCCCAAATCTTCACTGTAAACCAAATCAAATTCATACATAGATTGTGTATTGTTTAATTGACTTATAGGTAAAATAAACGCTATTGTGTCAGCTATTTCTATTGATTTTTTAAAGAATTTTTGTGCAAGATTTAAACATCTACCATACGGAGGGTTACCAATTATTAATCTTCCCCATAAATAATTAATATCTTGTGTTAGAAAATCACCTTTAATTATATTTGTAAAATTAGAGGTACATTGTGGCTCAATATCATATCCAAAATGTATTATATGTTCTTTGTGATGCAAAAAAGCTCCATCTCCTATACTTGGCTCTATTATTTCAGATATATTTTCTTCACCTACAATCTCAAAGACCTTATCCCAACAATAACTAGCCAAGTCTATTGGTGTATAATATTTATCTTTTATTAATTTAGCCATTTAATCCACCTTTTCATACTGCACACATATAAATTTAATAATATTCATATCATAATCCACTTCATATTCACAATTTGCCCATTGATAATCTTTGTAGTTATCTTTACACCATGAAATATCAGTATAAATAAATTCATCATCTTCTAGTGTTGGTTCATGACAACTAAATGTTATATAACCAATAACTTCATCTTCGTTAACACTAAATGGTATATTGTCATCATATAATTTCTTTAAATTAGTAATGACTACAGGTATTGTGCCGCTATTTATTAATATTTTAATCAACTCTTGTGGTGTTTCTTTTAGTTGATAGTTAGGGTTTGTGAATGGCATAATTTTATTTCTTGTTATTTTCATATTATTATCCCCTCTCATTAATCCATTTAATAATCTCATTGATTTTTATTCCCATAGCCATATTGTCATATTCAATATGGTCTAAAATACTTTCATAACTATATGGAATACTATTTATACATATATCGCTTGGATAATCTTCAGCTTTTATCTCTATTTTCTTACACTTGACGTCTTTATAAATAGCTTTTGGTGTCAATGGATTAATCTTGTTCTCCTTATCATCAAATACATAAGTACCGATTTGCTTAAAAATACTTAACGATTTATTATCTCCCATACACAAATATTTTTTACCATTACTTATCCACTCAAAGACGATTATTGATATTTTTCCACTCGAAGCACTTCTTGACCTAATTGCAGCTCTATTAATATAACCAATATCTCCACATATAGTCTCCACATAATCACCCGCTTTTACATTATTAATATTAAACATTTTATTCCTCCCCTACCAATCTGCACTATATCCCACAATATTATCATCGCTTTCTTTGAGATAATCAATCAGGTATTCCAATATTTCTTGTTGTGGAAAACTCTTATCATTTTCTAACTCAAATTTCTTAATTTTTTCTAAATCTTCAACAGATAATTCTACTTCAGTTCCATATTCATTATTTCCATAAGCATGAATATCGCTATTAATAAAATGGTGTAAATCCCAATTTTTTCTCCAATAGCACTCTTCTTCGTTATTCCACTCAATGTTTGATATTTCACCGCAATGGGGGCATCTTATTCTTTTTCCTCTTGTTATATATTGGTCAAGTCCCATAGTTTATTCCTCCTCTTTTATTCTAACGGGTATTAACAACCCAAATTCTCCATCCAAATCTAAGCTTGTTAAGCATGGAATTACATTGCTTGTAGTACAGTATATAGTATCTGTTTTAAACGCCTTTAACATCTCTAATAAATATTCAGCATTAAAACCAATTTGCCATGACTTATCATTATGTATGATGTGGTCGGTTGTTAATATATACGGTGTAGTAATTAGATTTTTTTCTGCTTTTCTAATCTTTACAAAAGCCTCTAAGTCTAATATATCGACTTTAATCTCTTGGGTATACATATCTGTATTAGAAATTACTTTTGATATATCTATACTACTTGGTTCTTTCAATTCTTCATTTTTAGGATAACCGTAATCATCGTTTATACAATACAATCTATAACTATCTGTAAAAACCCTGTTGTTCTTATATGGATAAGAACCTTGAATGATATTTGGATTATTAATATTTTTTAGCACTTTTTTAATCGCATTATCCATTTTCAAACCCTTAATCTTGCAGGATTCTTTTCTGATTTCTTCTTCTAATTCTTGCTTTAATGATATAATGTCGAATATGTTCTGTGTTAATAAATAATTGTTCACTTTTTTTAATATTGTTTCTGTTTTCATTTTTTTCATACCTCCTTACACTCTAATTCCAGTAATATCATAAAACACCTCAGCATCAAAATTTGGAATTTCTTGAATAATCTTTTTATTATCTACGGTTAATTTATCCCACCAAATTTTGCTCGCTTCTTTATATGAATATTCTTTTAACCAATAACCAATCATCTCTTTGTCTTTGTCGTTTTGTTTTTCTTCTTGTGTATACTCAATTAACTCTGTCAACAACAAAGGTTCAGATGTTAGTGCATCGTAATATCTACTATTATAAAAATCTTTTAAACTCATTCCACTTGGACGATTGAAAATTCTAATATTCATATCTGACTCATTGCAAAATACACCGTTCGAGTAATCACATGAATTTCTATATCCACTATTCCCATTGCCACTATTCCCATTGCCACTATTCCCATCGCCACTGTTCCAATTGCCACTGTTCCTATTGCCACTGTTCCTATTGCCACTGTTCCAATTGCCACTGTTCCTATTGCCACTATTCCCATCGCCACTGTTCCAATTGCCACTATTCCAATTGCCACTGTTGAACAATCCTGTATTATTATTCGTCAACCCTTTTAAAATTCTTAGTTCATCTCCACAAATTTCTCTAACCACCCTAATATAATCCGAACCGCATTTATCATCTGATGATACAATTTCACCAAGTGGTTCTATGATGCAATACCTATTTGTTTCATTATCACACCCATAAAAAGAATGAACTTTTTGCAAACTGTCACAAAAATGAAATACCGTGTCGCTACATAACTCAAGTGGTTTACCATTGTTCTCAATCTTATATTCTTTGCCGACCTCAAACTGAAACCCTCTACATTTTAAATCCTTGTCAAATCCTTTAATATACATTTTTTTATTCCTCCTTTAAATAAAACAATCTCCATTTGATATACCTATTATAGCATACACAAATGGAGTTGTCAAGTGGATTATTTAGTTATTTTATTTTATTTTATTTTTTAGATTATTCTACATCTATTCCTAATAATGTAGCCTTAGTAACAAGATTATTATATATATTGTCTAAAGCCACAAGTTCTTCGTCAGTAGCCGATGTTACTTTTCTACCTTCTCCTAATTCAACTTCAATCATTCTGTTAACATCATCAGGACATATTGACATTAATTTCATAACATAAGGCTTGATTATCTCAAAATAATCTTCTTTAGTGTAACTATCAGTTCGTCTAGTATAAGCTTCAATAATCGCCCCTTCTTCTTCAGCCGATTTCTCAACAGCCTTTTCGATAGCATCCACTAATCCTTGTGCAGTAAATGGGTCTATAAATGTTTGTATTGCAAACCTTGAACGAGCAAACACATTTTTAGTTCTACGACAAATAGCCGTTGATGGAATTGTCTCAAATGTCTCTTTGTCTATTCCATTAGGTCTAAGATAAATACAAAAGTCACATAAATCTCTAAGCATACGCATTGAAGATTTTTCGTTTGATGTACCTTTTGGCTGAATAAAGTTATATTTTTCACCACTAACCTCATCTTCAAGTTCTACTTTTTCTTCGTGGCAAATGAAACCAACAGTATATCCTAATCCAGTTAGTTTATTTATTTGCATATTAAAATCGCTACGAGCAATTTTATATCCATTTTCACGACCTGTAATTTCACTTAAATCACGCACTCCAAATTGATTACATACAGCACGCTCTGATAAGTCTACAAGGTTTTCTCCTGTATCAATTAAAATCGTTCTATATGTAGAGTACATATCTTCAAATGTAGACTCTTTTGATAGCATAGACACCACATCTTTAAATTTTGACCAAGTATCAATAGGTAATTTTTTACACCTAACTGCACTACCACCACTCTCAGTCATCAATAATAGGGGTTTTTCTAGTTTGGTTAGTTGCTTTGTTTTCCCAGTATCATTCACCCCATACACCAATATCTTTTTTCCTGCCATTCCTGACATAAAAGCATCCTCACTAAGATTTAATAAGTCTAGTTTTGCCATATATTATTTCTCCTTTCAATCCTTAAAAATTACAATTTCAAGGGTGAGTTTCCCCACCCTTATTATTTAGTCTAGTTTAAAATGGACAATCACTCTCTGGGTCGTCTACACTAGGCTGTGCTTTAGTCTCTCTGCCCTTTAATCCTTGAGGTTTAGATTCCTTTTTGCCATTTTTCTTTTCATTAATCTTAGCCTCAATCATAATGTCTCTTTCTTTCATAGCCGTCTTAACAGTGTCTAAGTCAATGAATAATTCATTTTCTTCTTCTAATGGGTCAGTACCACCAAATACAGATAATTCAGGTACGCTAAATCCACTTACAGCCTTGCTTTCTCTTCTGCCAAAACCACCTGTCTTAACCTGTTTCTTTACTCCAACATATTTAGATAGTACTTCAACATCTAATATAACATTACATCCTTGTTCATATAAATTACTAAAATCACTTGCCATATCCTCTTCTACAAATACCTTGTACGGAAGAATCGCACCATCTTTATCTAAAGCACAAATCTCGACAATAAGCCTACCAGTTTCTTCTTCGTCTTTATTCGTTTCTGGCTTGATGGTTCTAATAATACCGCTTAATTTGCCATCTGCACAATCTTCTTCAGGAACGCCTGTACTTGTGCATGGGAAGAATCCTAGCAATTGCAATCTCGATGAAAAATCACCCTTTTCTGTTGCATATTCATTCAAATTAATCATACCATCGAATTTAACTCTTGTAGCAGGGTTTTCATCAGTAGCTTTGATTTTAGTTACATAATCTTTCATAATAGTTACCATGCCATCATAATTACTGTTGTGTTCTCCCTCTTTATTCAACTCGTAAGTATTAATAAAATCAACATCAACAATATCTCCATTAACTTCAATGTTCATAGATGGATTCTTAAATTCCTTCTTGACTACTGCATTGCATTTAACTTTCTTACCTTTAATCTCAATTTCCTTTTCTTCGATACACATATTAATCTCTGATAGTGTACCTACTACCTGAATGTTTCTAATTGACGGCTTAATTGTTTTTGCTTCTTTGCTCATAATTTTCTCCTTTTAATCTTTTAATTTAATTATTAATAACTTTAATTTTATAACCCATTTTTTAACTCAAATAATTCGTTTATTTTAACTCCTCCAATCTATTATAAATTTACCTATCCACATAACTGCAACACCTATCCACATAGTTACAATTACTAAATCGCTACAATAATCTTTTTTTATCATTCTAACTACTAAAATTATCATACAAACAAGAGCGGTTAATACTCCTGCTATCCATAAAATAAAACCCATAATTTTCCTCCTTATATATTATATTATTATTTAATATCATTGTCAAGAGATTTAAAACACAACTCCTTAAAATATGGCAAATTTATAATCCATTCGCAAAATTGTTTCCATTCGGGAAGTCGGTGGTTATGCCTTTGATTATACATGGTCTTTAATTGCCCATAGTTAGTTACAATTTGTGCTGTTAATTCAATACCACTTGGGATATTATAAAGCAATGTTAGATAATCTTCTTTATCTTGTGTTTTGTTATAAATATCCACTAATCTCCGTACTTCTACTCTAGTATTATCGGTAACATATTTATTAAAGCAATCGGTTTCGGCTATTTTGACAACCTTATGCATTGTAGACTGGCTTGATACAATTTCTGCAAAATGGTATCTTTCAAATTCCACCCATGCTTTATTTGTAAATGTTAGGTCAAATACTGCAATGATTCCATTTAAGTAATTATCGTGGGCTGACCCTCTTGGTGATTGACCTAATTTTTTTACCGTTGGTGTAATTTCTGTACTGCATTTATTAGTATCTACAGCCATTGGAAATTTACTTGCTCTTATCGCACCTTCTAAATTTGCTATTGTTACATTTTCTACTCTCATTAGTTCTCCTCTAAAACTGCTTTAACATCATAATCATCACATTCACCATTAAATAAATCCTTGTATGACTGTATTTTTCTTACTTGCCAATTATTAACAATACCATTTTTTATATCATCACTAATTGTATGTATTCCCATAACACCTATACCATCCGAATCAATAATAAATGCTTTATTTCTGTCCCTATCTTGAGTATTATATATTTCAACCATATCACCTACAAACAACGGCTCACCAAATAGTGCCGTGATATTTGATGGTGTGCCAATGATTCCGTAATCATTTCTATATATTCCTTTTAGATAAGGTTTGAAAACATCTTTATTTTCCTCAAACAACCTATCCACACACAACTTAGCACCAATCTCAAAATCAAATTCATCAATAGGATTTAATCTAGCCGTTGACCTCTTAACCACTTCTCCATCTTTCTTCATAACAGCATGAGTTGTTGTGCCTTTTGTTGTAATGTGGATTTCATAGTTGTTTTCGTTTGCTAAACCTTCAATCATAGATTCATTCCAAAGCCACCCACGAAAAGCATTTTCGTTACAATCTTCTTTCATTTTATAGATATTATTATCAATTTCTTTTATAGTTAATATTTTACCTAACCATTTGTCCATAAAACCATCAACATTCCAACTCCAGCCCTCTTTTTTACTAACAATCTTAACCCTATCCCCTACTTTATACTTCATAATATTATCCTCCTTTAATCCTCAATAAATTTATATCCTTTAATTTTACATAAATTAATATCCTCTTTACTAAGCCACTTTATCCATTTGCCACAATCATTACAATAAAGCCCTTTTTGCGAATCCTTAATAATAACGCTAAAATCTTTATCATTGCCACATTTGCATTTAAAATTCATAATATCCTCCTTAATTTTCCTATATTATACCATATTGGTCTTATGGTGTCAAGAGTTATTTTATAACCTCCTCTATCTTAACAATCTCACCCTTCAACCATTCATTATTATTGAAATTGCCGTTATATTTTAACCCATTTTCTCCTGTGGCATAATCCATTTTATCTGTATCAACCACAAACTCAATAACGCTTTTATCCCATTTCTGCATAAATCCATTATCACAAGTATGTTCGTCAGCTTTTTCTTCTATTTTAACCACTTTTAATTGAGTGCCATTGTCTAATGTGAATATCCATTTTGTGCCTATGTTGCCAAAATATGAACCAAGAGCAACCCCAAGATATTCCATGTCAGCCGTTCTTATAAACCCATCTTCACATATCACAACTTCATTGCTATTGTAGATGTACTGCCACTGTGGACTTGTACTATCTGTAATAAGTTTGTAGTCCATATAAGTCTTAGTAGAACTATTTGATAAAACAATTACTTCTCTTGTATAGCCTCGATTTGGCTCTGCGGTGTCATATTTATCATATGTGATTTCTTGTGTTTTTAAGGCTGTTTTAGCCTCTGTAAGCGATTTTTTAGGTGCGGTCGATAAATTATTCAATAAGATATTGAAAGTGTATTGTACGGGAACTGTGACCACTAAAATCGCTAAGATAAATATGATTAGATTTTGCCTAATCAATGAGTTCAAAATCCCCTCCTAGTAGTTCCCTTATTTTTTGACGAGTGATTTTGCGTTTATTGCGTTTATATAATATTTTTAGTTTGCTCACATTTATATCTAGGCAATTATCATATATACATATACATTCAGGTGATTCAAATACTGTATCTATATTATAATCTTGATTAGGTAAATAATATAAATCTTCGCTAAATCCATCTCCTAAAAATACTGAATTACTACCCTTTTCAGCATTAAATATATTTAATCCATTCGCTAATTGAATCACCAAGCACAAACCCATAGCTTTTGTTTCAACTAACATAACTGCTTTTAAGTCGGATTTAGTGAATGGTTTGTCTTGATTGGACATAAAATCTGAGGCTTTTAAGATTGTATATTCATCATACATATATATATCTACAATTAAATCATACTCACCCTCATTAAAATAATAAACAATACCTTCACTACAATTTTCCCAATTAGTTTCATTTAAATAAGATTCGTTGCCATTCCATTTTCTACCATCTTCGTGCATTAACCTACAAAACCACTCAGCTTCTTCTTCAGTTTTACACCACATAACATATTTTCCTTTGTAATCTTCAAAATTAAATTTCATAATTATTTCTCTCCTTTATTATTTTATAACCCCATCGCCATAGCAACATTTCTAACCTCTTGATTTGTAGTATGCATATACATCATTGTAGTAGAACAAGATGCATGACCTATGAATTGTCTTGCTGTCTCTATATCGGTTCTTTTAGCCACTTCTGATACACAAGTATGTCTAATGCTATGATTATGTATATTGCCCTCTAAATCTGCTCTTTTAGCCAAACATTTCAAGGTGCGATTAATAACCGTTGGCTTCATTGGTGTGCTTTGATTGGATATAAATAGATTGTTATATTTGCTATCTTTTCTAACCTTGAGATATTCATTGATATATTTTTGGCACACATCATTAAATATAATCTCTCTTGGTTTACTACCCTTAGTTGTCACAACGGCAATCTTAGCTTCATAATCCTCTAATGTTAAATTAACTAATTCGCTTGCTCTAAGACCTATCATAGCATAAGTGGCAATGATAGCTTTATCTCTAGGATTTTTACCTTGTTTGATAAGTTCTTTAATATCTTCCATAGTGTAATAGGTTTGCTCTCGTTCTTTGACTTTATCTTCTTTTAGTCTGAGACCCTTTTTACTGATGATAGGATTTGTGTCGATAGCCTCTAACTCATAATATAGATAATCAAAATATGAACGCAAGCAACGGATTTTCTGAGCCATTGAATTTGTGCTGTATTGTTTTGAAAAATGCTCTTTGTAGTTGGTCAAGTCACCATATGTTATTAAATTGATATCTTTATTTATATACTCAAGCATTTGATTGATATTGTATCTATATGCTGTTTTTGTGTTGTCACACTCGATTGTGTTTAAATATCTTTCTAAGTAATTCATTTTTAATACCTCCACAATTAATTTGATAACTCATTATAGCATAAATATGGAGGTATGTCAATAGATTTTTTAAAATAAATCAATAATAAACCAATACATATCTACAACAGCTATAACAAATCCCATTGTGCCTAATCCTAAATACATATAATTTTTCATTTTTATTTCTCCTTTCCATTTTCAAATTTTTAATAATAAATGCTAATCAAAAATCTCATTTTCGATTTAGATTCTAAAAATCCATATTGATTACGATTTTGAAAAATGGATTTCGATTTTGCTCACTGTTGTTGCTCTGCTCATATACCCACATCTTAGGGGAAAATGGGCGAATATTGGGTCTAATTTCGATTTTATATCCATTATGGACTAATTGTTCATTAAGTGAATAAAAATCGATATAAGGGTCGATTTTAGCCTTATAATCCTATGTCGATACAATGGTACAATCATCATGGTATAGATGTGGTTCTAATTTAAATGTATTTGTATGTGGGTTGAATATTAATGCCCGTGTTAAACACTCGTTAGTTTCGGTTAATAAAAAAATTAATACATCGAACTCCATACGATAGTAGTCTACAATAGTAAACGAAAACGCTTAATTTGTTTTATTGTAAAACTTAGATAATGTAGGATAATTTGTTTCAAAATATTCTTTTATGTTTATTTTCATAGTAATTCTCCTTTTGCAATTCACATTGATTTAATCTATGTTTGGATTATAACATAGGCAATTTGTGTTGTCAAGTATAAAATGAAAATTATTTTTTAAAATTGTTGTGGAGATTTTTAATTTCACGATTACCATTTGAAAAAGTCCCCGTGATTCAAGTCGGCTCGATTACCCCCGCAAGTTTTATGAACTCGATTACCTAGAGAAATTGGTTTTCCACTTTTTTACAATTTTGGGAAAATTTTCCACATCTTACAATATTTTCCATTTATGTATTTTTTTAACATATTTTCCAATTCCTCCCATTTTAATTTTTTGCAGGTTGAGTGTTTCTCCCCTCAGCGTTCCAATTTCGCTGGCAGTCTTTGCTGTTAAAAAATTCCAATTATTTTTTAATGCTTTTTATTTAATTTTCTATATTCTATCATACTTTTAGCAGCTTTACAAGTAATTTTTTATAAATAATTAAAGTTGTAATATTCTGAATTGTCTGAATATTCTGTAAATATTTTTACCGTTCACTTCATTATACCATATTTTTTATAGTTTTGTCAACTACTTTTTTAAATATTTTTTAAATTTATTTTTACTATTTCCTGATACACTTTTTAAGGCTTTATTTTAAGTTTTAAGCCCTTTTTATATCATCATTGATAAATTATACCTAAAAGCTATTAAAATCCTTTAAAACTTAAAATAAAGCCTTAAAATGATATAAAGAAGCAATAAAAAAAAGAGGCTTTACGCCTCTTCGATTAATATTTTTTTTTCTAAAATAGGATTAATACTTTTAGAGTCCATGATATGAAATCTTCCTCTCTTTGCTATTCCTTTTATATCAATTATTTTTTGCCCATAAAATCCAGCGTTTTGACTATAAAATATTTGATATACGCCAATATATGATACTACATATTTTTTATTTTCATATATTTGTTTAGCTTCATCTTTTAATAACTCTACATTACCTATTTTTATAATTTCCATTTTTACCCTCCTATTAGTTAAAGCTTTATTTTATATTCTAATATTACTATATTAATTATAGCTTGTCAATGTATTTATTTAAATACATAAATATTTATAATATTCTAAATATTCTTACAATTAAAGTTACCGTTCACTTCCATTTTACCAAAAAAATTATATTTTGTCAAGTGTTTTTTTGAAAATATTTTTAAATTTATTTTTTAATTTTTTATTGACAAGATAAAAAATATATGATATTCTGAAGAGGGAAAGTATAAAGTATAAAAAAAATAAAAGAGTATAAAACATATGTTCTTAAAGAATGTATGTTCTTTTTATAGATATAAAAAAATAGGCTTTTCAGCCTATTTAATTATGATATTATATATGTACCTTTTTTACAATTTTATCCTTTTCATCTTATTTTCTAATACCTTTAGTTCTTGCGTTTGATGGTTATATTCCATTTGCACAGTTTTACCATCTTTTAACATTTTTTCTAATACTGTTACGATTTCTGCTATACTAATATTTTTAGTTGCCATATATTAAACCCCCATTCTAATACATTCATTCATAGGCACTTTGTACCCATGCAAGCGGACAAAGCCGCCGTTATTGTCATAGTATATTTTTAGCTTGTGGGGCGTTTGCTTTGACTTTGCACCCCACGCCCCGGAAACACAAAGCAAATAATCATTTATACCATATTCGATTTTTTTAATCTCAAGCCCGGAAAAGCCACTATAATATGCAACGCTTTTCATGTTTAAAATATCCGTTTTTTTCATTGTGTAACCTCCTGTAAGTTACCTTAATTTAATTTACAAGTATATATTACTATATTATTCTTTACTTGTCAAACACTTTTTTATTTTTCAATCCTCCTCTTAATACTCAAATCCTTTTTCGTCTATTCCAATAGGCTGCAATTCACTCAACGGCAACGGCTTCAAAATTTCTTCAATATTCATTTTTCAATTCTCCTTTTTGATTTTAATTTTGAATTTCAAATTTGATTTTTAAAGCATTCATTGTATTTTTTCTCGAAATCTTCAGATGTTAACCTATTGTTTTTATCCCCTCCATCTATCCAGTTTAAATGCTTTCCTGTTGTTATTCCCAGTCATTTTTATGCACATATTTTTTACCATTATATGTAAATGCTACTAATGTTTCATAACTAAAATAAAATCTTTCTTTGTTATGTTCAAAGCATAGAGTATTTACGCCGTAATTGTTACTGCTTTTATAATTTCCATAATTAAAAAATTTTGCCTTCATTTTTTCAAACCTCCATTTTGTTTTTAATTGCAATAAATAATAATTTGATATTGTTGCACTTGTTCATAAATTAATAATATATCAATAAAATAAAAATGTCAACAGTTTTTTTCAATGTTTTTTTAATTTTTTTTATTACATTATATATACGCATTTTTTTTATGTAATAATTCAATTGTTATTGTTATTGTGGTAAAATAAAATTATATTGATAAAGATTAATTTATTGATTGATTATAGATATATGATATAGTATTGATTATTAGATACGATAGATATTTACTTTTGTAATTATAAAAATAAAATTACAATTTTTTAAAAGTTCCCCGTGATTTTTTTGTTTCCGATTCTTCCGAGGAATATTTTATATTTACAGTGTTTTAGCACGAAATGCAAAAAATGTCAAACTTTTCCATAATTGTAAATAACTGTAAATAATTATAATTATTGCCATAATTAGATATTTTTTCCTCCTCCGCTTGTTCTGCAAAAATGTGCAGACTCGCACACTAAAATTATATCACATTTTACCGCAATTTTAAAGTTACAATTATATTACAATTATATAATAAATATAAACAATTCTGACTTGTTAATATTTTCCATTTAATCATAATATAAACACACATTCTTTTATATGAACATATGTTTATATTTTTATTTCCATATTTTACCGCTTATACAATATACTACTATAATACATAATTATGCATACATATGTATAATATACATTTTTACTTAATTCGAAAAGCCACTAATTGCAACGGTTACAGGGCTGTCAAAAAATGGAAGCCCTGAGAGGCATTTTAAGCGAGTTTTAAAAGTTTTTAATACTAAGTATCGACCAAGTATTGCAATTTTATACACTAATTGAATATATAAGATGTTGAAAAATAGCCATTTTTAGTTATAATTATACATTGCATTGCATAAATATATAATATAGGGCGTGCGTGCGTGCATAATTGGAGTATATTATATAAATAAAAAAAAATATAAAAAATTGAAAAAAAGTCTGTACAAGTCCTCTTGTTTATGTTATAATTAGATATACCATAAATAAAGCAAGCAGAGGAGGAAAGAAAAATGGCATACGAAAGAAAAACAATTGACCGTTGGGATATTATGGCTAATTGGGGGTATGGTTGGGAATGTGAAAACAGTGAGTATACATGTAAAGACGCAAAACGTTCATACCGGGAATATTTAGAAAACTGCGGAACACGATGCGCCATTAGATTAGAAAAGCATAGAGAAAAGAGAGGAGAAACAAATGGAAGTAACTAATAAAAAAATGAAATATGTAATATCTAGCACTTGGGAAAAATTAGCAGAGATCAGAACAAAAGCTAAAACCTTAGAAGGATTATGTCAAGCGATTAATAAAGAATTTGGAGACGAAAATTTTTGCACAATAGATGACTTGAAGAACGATAAAGAGGGTTTTTTTGAAAAATGCAACGACGGTATAATCGTTTGGATGGATTAAAAAGGGGAAAAGCATGTTGAGGATAAAAAAAGGAACATTCGCAAGTTTAATAATCCTATCAATTGGCATAGGATTATTAGTCGGCAGCCTGTGGACTGAATATAATCTAACGCCCGTTAAGGCAACAGAAGCGGCTGCGGGGAACGGAGTACAGATTGATTATAAAAACGGCGGTGGCTATTGGTTAGAATATGAGGAAGAAAAGGAGGTGTAAAAAAATGGAAACTTATACAAGTTATTACAAAGCGCGAAAAGTGGCTAATCAATTAGATTTTAAAACTGTTAAGGTTTGCGGCGGCTGGGCGGTTATGGATTGGCAAGAATACAATATATGGAAAAAACAGAAATAATTGTATATTGATTAATGATTAAAGAACCTGAAAAGGTTCTTTTTTTATTGCCTAATATTATAATAATAAGGCTTTATTTTAGCTTATAACGAGTTTTTTGTGGGATTAAGTATAATAAATTGATAAAGGAATAAAACGGCTGTATGAGGCTAAAAAGGGGCTTATAATTGATATGGTATTAAATTATTATAATTATTACATTATATAATATTAAAATGATATAATGTAATATTGATAATTAGATTGTATAATATTGGTATTATATTATAATATATTATGTTATAAGTTAGTGAGTTATGAACATACTATATATTGTGGTGTGAGGGTATAATATACTATATATAGTTGTGGATAACTATTATTGAAATTTCAAGGGTTCTAGGAGTTATCCACAAGGAAAGAGGTAAAGTTATCCACAGCTTTAGTTGAGTGAAGTAGTTATCCACAGGTGGTTGTGGATAAGTTTGGGAAAAATGGGTGGAGGTGTTGAAAAATAGGGGAAAGTTATCCACAGAAGTTATATATAGGCTATAATCGTTGAAATTTCAACGATTACCAGGGTTTTAATGATAATTCGTCCTTAATAGGAATTAGTATCAATAAGAGCAAATTGTTTATATATCATGTGCAAAAAAAATTTGCGTTTGGAATAGTACATATAAGAAGATATTATAAATATTATTTATTTACATTTTTTACCATATTTCTTATTACTATAGGTGGGGGGTATTTAACAAAATTGGTATTTTTTACCATCCAATATTGACCTATAGCTGTCCCATCCCCCATTCACACATCAATTTTAACTTCAACCTTTTCACCCCTTTACTACACCCCAAAACCCCACACTCCATTTCCGTACTTTTTAACCTATATATCACCCTATAATCAATTTTATCCCCATTCTTAACCTATCTATTTCAATCAAAATCACCCCTATTTTCCCAATAAAAAAGACCAAGATTTCTCTCAGTCTTTTATCTATTACCTTTTAATATTTAATACATGGCAACAATGCTATGTTATATGGTCTAATCCCACCAATAATAATATTCATCATTTTCAAGAATATCAAAATCTTTTGCCTTCTGTTCCTGCTTGCTTTTTTCTAACAAATCCATCAACTGCTTTTTCTCATTAGTATTTAGATTATTAAAATCTACTGTTATTGTTAATTTATCCATATTGTCCTCCTTATTTAATTTGGCTTGTTCTTCTATCCAATTATTCCAATATATTTTAGCCATAGAAGTAGATTCTT